TACGTCTTCCTTTTAAGTCAAGCCGGGTGTGTCTTCCAGGGCAGCTGCCAGTGCGGTCCGTCCTTGAACGTGCGCCAGTCACCGCCCCACTCGATGGGGACGTTCAGCTCGCGAGCGGCCTGCTTCACCGCCTTGGCGATCTTGTGGTAGAGCGGCCAGTCCCAGCGGACCTCGCCGTCCACGTATGCACCCAGGTCCACCGCGTGGGCGACCGGCTCGCCGCCGCCCTTCGGAACCTTCGGCAGGTGCCGCGAGTTCATCGTCTTGGAGGCACCGCGTGCCACCAGCTGCTTCTGTCGTGCCAGCGACCGAACACCCTCGAGGACTGTGAAGTCCACGTCAGTTATTTCGATTGCTCGCTCGACAACTCGAACGAGGTCCGGGTGGACCCCTTGGAGTCTACTTCTACTTCGCTTGCCGAGTACGAAACCCATGTCTCTTTCTCCGATCCGTTGCTCTTGCCCCACTGCCGTATTCCAGCGGCGACAGCCCACGTTGCCAGCAGGGAGGCGTACGCTCCTGCCAGTATTCCCAGCACGTCTGTGCCGAGGCCGAGTATGGCCATGGTCACCATCGCTGGGAACCCAAGGCCAGTGTTCAGTGTAAGCATCCAGAATCCTGCTGGACGCCACCAACGAGATGCCAGGTCTCTGTTTTCCATCACGTCCTCGGAAACTTCTGTGTCGGGGCGGTGAAGTTCGCTGTGTACCTCGCCACACCGTCTGTTATACGTATCTCGTCGATGTTGCCAACGAAGAACCGACTGCTGTTGAACGCGGAGCTGCCGATGCGGAGGTCTCCAGTGTTGCCAGCCGGTGTGGCCGCCTCCGTGCCCGAGGCCTCCAAGTTGCCGTCCACGAAGATGCGCCAGACGCCGCCCTGCCGAGTGGCAGCGACGTGGTACCAGGTGTCCACTGCCATGACCGTGGTCCCGGTAATGCTGACGTCCTCCGTCGACCCGTCATAGGTGTCCAGCCGGAGCAGGCCACTGGTCGGGACGATGAGACGGAACTCCTCGGCCGCCGACGCGTCGCGCTTGTTGAAGATGCTCTGTGTCGCGGCGAGCGAGGTCGTCCGGATCCAGCACTCGTACGTTTTGTCGTTGGAGTTGTCCACGCCGAACTTGGAGGAGTCCGGGACAGATATGTAAGCGTCGGACCCGAGGACAAGAGACTTGCCTCCGAACCGAGACTGCGCGTCGTCCACCTGAGCCGAGGCCCCGTTGAAGGTGACCGTCGCCCTGTTTGGGCTCTCGTCAGTGACAGCTGTGTCCGTGTCCACCTGCGCGTCGAAGCCCAGGAGCAGGGCAACGCTGGTGATGTTCGCGTCCTTGGTCGCGTTCCGTGGGAACTTGCCAATGGGCGGGGCGAAGTTCGCTGTGTAGCGCGCCGTGCCGTGTGTGATTCGAACCTCGTCGATGCGGCCAGTGAACTCCCTGCCGGGATGAGTGCGCTCGCGTCCAATCCAAAGCGGACCAGAGTTGGCGCCTGGTGTCGCAGTCTCAGTGTCGGTGCCAATCTGGACGCCGTCCAGAAACATTCTCCAGGTGGTCCCCTCTCTTGTCACAGCAATGTGATAGACAGTGTCCACTGCCAAGACATCTGTTGGCTCTATGGCCACGTCTGCAGTCGACATGGTGTCAAACGTAAAGAAGCCCAGGGTGCCGTCGGTCTCCAAGAGAAGGAGGAACTCGCCGTCGGTCCCGCTGACTGTGGTGTTGCGCTTGCAGAAGATGGTGTTGATCTGAGCCAGGCTGTCGACTCGAATGAAGCACTCGTATGTCTTGTCCACCGCGTTGGCAGCGCTGAGCTCGGTGGCGTGATCGAACTCCAGGTAGTCGCCGTCCCCGTCCAGGAGGAGGGAGCCGGTTCCATTCAGCGTCGTCACAGAGGTCCGGGCCGCGCCGCCGAAGCGTTCAACATCTCGGGCAAAGTCACTCTCGTCCACAAGACCGAAGTCAAACCCCATGAGGAGGGCGACCTCCGAGAATATTGGATCCGCCGCCTGAGCGCGAGGATACAGAGTGGTCGGCGGTGTGAAGCCAGCGGTGTAGCGCGCGATTCCCTTGGTGAATCTCCAGTCGTCGAGATATCCGCCGAGACCGTTGCCGTTGCCGCTCTCGTGAGACCCGAACTCGATGCTCCGTGTCGAGGGCCGGTGCCACGCCGACATGGTCTGCGTTCCTAGGCTGACCCCGTCGAGGAAGACCTCCATGTCGAGGCCCTCCTTGACGAACGCTATGTGGTACCAGATGTTGCCCTGGAAGGTGGTCGCGTAGGTCAGCGTGCTGAATGCACTGCCAGAGGTCGCATACAGAACTCGCAGCTCGTCTTCGTTGAACGCGAGGATGTAGCCTCGATTGCCGCTCGTGCCAAAGGAGCCAAAGAAGTCTCCCTGGCCGGACCTGACGGTGCTGCCGTCGATGTACGCCCAGCCCTCCCAGGTGAAGTCCTCGCCGCTCTCGGGGAAGAGCGTGGGGACAGCCTCGTCGATCTGCGTGGCGTGGGTGTTGCCGCTGATGCCAGAGGACAGGTTCTTGTACGCGGCGTTGTCAAATCTCGACTGGGTTGTCGATATCGAGGCCACCGCTGTGTCGATGCTGGGCCAGGTGTTGGCGTTCCTCTGCTCGCTCTCATCCAGGAACTCTGGAGTGCTGAGGTCCGCGTCCTCGAAGTTGGAGAGGAACACGACCTCGCCGAAGAGCGGGTCACCGGTCTGAACCATCTCGACGTTTGTGATTCCGACGCCAGACAGGGTCGTGGTCGACCAGACACCAGCCGGTGCGACAGTGGCCGCGTTGTCTCCTGCCAGAAAGTAGCACTCCCAGTTGGCCACTTCCAGAGACGTGAAGCTGTCCTGGGCACCGTTGCCAGTGTCACACCAGAAGGAGACGACCAGTGGCGAGGTCCCGTTGTACTCGAAGTCGATGACATCAGAGACGATGGAGCTCGCCGCCCCGATGGCGAAGTTGGCGTTGCCACCGTCGAAGCGGACCTGCGTCGGGGTCTCTACAAAGTCGTAGGCGTTCCCGGTGAGCGAGCCATGCGCGATGTAGCAGCTCGTGACGATCATTCCCTGCGTCGAGTGCGATGTGAACGTGAGCTTTATCTGGCTCGCACTCTGAAAGCCCAGGGCACCGGGCTGGATCACAATCCGACCAGTGAACCCTGTCCAAGATCCACTCTCGTTGGTGCCGGTCCAGCTGGCCACTGAGACGAACTGGTTGCCTGCAGAGGCGCTGAGGGCCGCCGCGCTGACAGTTCCAAGGAATAGGTTCTGAAGCATCTCTCTACGCCAGTTGCAGGTCGCCTGTGAGGTCCCACTCGTCCGTTCCCACCTTGACGAGGGAAACTGTGGAACCCTGCTTGCGACACAGCAGGGTCTCGGGAGTGTTGATTGTGACACCGGCTCCGGCGACAATGGTCGTCTGCCCCGCGCCCACCTGTCTAGCGGAGATCACAGTTCCTGTGGGAAATGCGACGGTGCTGTTTGGCGGAACGGTGAGGTTGTTGGCCCCGGCCACGTTCATCCGAACATTGGCTCCGGCGTCTTCCAGTGCCAGAGTGTAGCTGGCCGTCTGTGTATTGAGGCTGACGGAGGTTGGAGCCGCGAACACAGCGATCTCATTGCCGTCGTTGTTGCCGTCAATCCAAAGTGTGACATCGATTTCCGTGGCCGTGACAGCGTTCCGATTGCCAACGCCAAAGCCATAGTCTTGTAGGGTGCCCAAGAAGCTGTCAGTGTGGATGGTGTCGTACACCAGGCCGTCTTTGGAAGCAAGATAGGTGATTGTTGAACCGACGACAGTGATTCTGAAGTATTCGTAGTCTCCATCTTCGTCACTGATGGTCCCCTGACCTGCTGAGAACGTGGTCTGGTCTGTCCACTCACCGACTTCGACACTAAGCGGAGTTGCAAACACAAATCCGAACATTGTTATGGCTCCGAGAGTGTCTCGGAGCACGATGCCACCGCCGTTGAAGGTGCTTGCCGCGTCGCTTCTGAGCCGCGCGTCAATTGTGAAGTCTCCCACAGGAACAGTTGTGAGCCTGGCCCGGACGAGGCTGGCATCCGCCGCGCCAGACAGGTTCGTCGTTATGGTGTCGGGCTGTGTCACTGTCGGTGAGTTGAGAACCGTGGCGAAGTCGGCCGGGTCCGGCGGCGCCACTCGAAACGGAGGCAAGAGAGTGCTGACCGTCGGACCGACGATGGTCGTGCCAGAGCCACCTCCGGTGTTGTCGTCATCCGCGAACTCCATCGCGTCCTCGCCGACGTTCACCTTGAGCACTCGGCCGCTCTGTCCTGTGAAGGATCCAGGAGTGTCTGTCAGCCCCAGGAGCGTACTGGACCCACCGCCGCCAGAACCGCCTCCAGCAGAACGTATGTTCCCTCCAGTCATGTTCAGAGTGAAGGTCTCTCCGGCTGCCAGGACAGGCGCGGTCTCGGTCTGTCCCGAGATGGTCACAGTAACTGCCTGGGCGCTCGTGTTGACAACCACGAAGTTGCCACGCTCGAAGCTGGCAAAGGTCAGGGTGATTCCAGCCGTCGGAGGGGAGGCACCGTCGTCGGCCACGAGGATTGAGGCAGCGCGCTGGAGCTCGGCCTGTGTGACGGTTCCCGCGTTCGTGTTGTCGATGGTCTTCGTGATCGTCGCAGTGATGGCCGCGTCAAGCTCACCGTTGGCGTCGTTGATCGTCGTCTCTTTATTATCTTGGTTTGTTGTCAACTGAGTGACGCTTAGGTTGTTGGTCATCTCTTACTCCACCGGTATCGTGACGCGATTGGTGAATCCTCGGCCAACCGCCTCGCTGATCTGGAACACCTCCAACGTTAGCTCGGAAGGCGTGGTGCCGAAATCAGCGGTTATGTCGGCAGCCGGGTAGGTGTACGTGGGAGAGGTGAGACCAGTCACCGCCTGGACAATTGTGTCTCCGGCCGCGTTGTAGATGTCAAGCTCGTAGGCCTCTGTCGTCTCGCCCAGGGGGACAGTGCCCAGGCCATCCACGAGCGCCCCACCGATGCGCGTCCGACGGACCCAAGAGATGTCAATGTCCGACGCGTTGAGCACGGCGGTCTGCTGGGCTGGTGCGTATGGCATCAGGTCCCTGGCCAGGCCGACAAAGGTCTCCGCGTTGACGTCCTCCTGGATCTGAGAGAAGCCGACTCCCTTGTACGGGAGCGAGTTGTTCCGCTGGGCCAGCGGCAGCAGGAACGCGAAGAAGTTGGAGCTGTTCAGAGGGAGGAAGAACTCGGAGACCGCGTGGCTGTTGACGAACGGATCGGTGCCACGCTTGGCACGGATGAGTCCGTTGAGAGTGTAGGTGCCATTGGTGTTTTGGGTCACATCTCGATAGGCGATCACCTCCCAGACGTTGGTCGTGGGAGACCCGACGAGCGCCACGTTGGCGTCCGCGAGGAACTGCTCCTGGCTCACAGAAGACAGCTCGCCGACCTGCATGAAGACCTCCAGGCTGGTGGTCTCGTCCGTTTGGAAGGGCGTCGTCGTGGCAGGGAGGGCGTTGATCGTCACGCCCCAGTCTGTGCCGGCGAGGGCGCGGCTTATCTCATCGAACGTGGAGCCGGAGTCCAGCGACTGGAGCAGGGAGCCGCCGTCCCACCCGTCCTGGAAGCCAGACATGCCGTAGTAGACACGGGACGCCAGGCCAGCCGTATCGTCGATGTCGCGTAGGAGAGGGACGTTGACAAGAAACAGCTTTGTGGCGGCGGGAGAGGCCGGTGGCTTCTGGGGAAAGCCCAGGCCACCACCAGACGTGGCCGTCGACGAGAACGTGACGGAGCTCTCGGAGATCCCCTCCACCTCCAGGGTCAGGTCCGCCCCGACCGTGATGGAGCTCACATGCACCAGGAAGGTCGTGCCGTTGTCAAGCGTGACTGTCACAATGTCTGTCGGGTCCAGGGTGAGGTACTCCTGGGGCAGCTTGAACCTGTACGCGGTCCGCTCGTTCCAGGCGGAGAAGAGCAATTTCTCCGAGATCTGCTTGGCCTCTGTGGCCGTGAAGACAATGGGGAGTGCCAGCGAGGTCTCCACTCGGCTCCGCATGGCAGGTATCGGTTGGCGAACTCGCTTGCTAGACTCCGTTCCCTGCTGATAGTCCTGGTCGACGTCCATGTACAGGACGGAGATCCGCTCTGGAAGCTCCACCTCCTGGGTGCGCTGCTCCGGAATGACCTCGCTCTCGTCACCGACCTCTATCAGCTCGGACTGCGGAATCGTGAGAATGGAAGAAGCCCCGCGCTTCACGAACTTGATCTGGTCGTCTGACTCCACGGCCTCGAAGAAGAATGCCTGCGCGAGCGGCTCGAGGGCCTGTCGATAGGTCATCTGGCGAGACACGAGATAGCCCTTGACGTTGTCAGTGAGCTCCGTGGTGTCGAGGTCAACTGCCGTGTCATAACCGGCTCTCGTGGACAAGTCCTCCACGATGGAGCTGAGAGCGATGCCCTGCGTGCTGATCTGCTCCAGAAACACCTTCACAACGTCAGAGTTTCCAGCAGAGCCGTCCATGCAAATAAAACCCTCCGCGTCACCGTCATAGACAAACGCGCCCTGCTGACCGCCGATGCTGAACGTCCCAGCGTTCGTTATGTCAACGGGCGTGCTCAGCTCTGTGCCATTGCTCGTGTCAACGATGAGACACGCGGAGCCGTTGCTGCCGAGCCAGCTGAGTCGTCCATTCCGCACGTCACTGTTCATCGGGGCCTGAGTGCGCTGCACATTGGGCTCGACATTGTCGAGTTGATTGATGTAGATGGTTCCCTGGCCCTCGATCCACTTGATCATCATGCTGCCACCGCCTGACTGGGCGACGAACCAGAACAGGCCATCATCGTCTCGATCCAAGAATGGACCTGTTATGGTGCTCGGAGTGCCATTCGTACTGAGAGCGTTGAGGTCGAAGGTGGCGACAGAGGGTTCGTAGGACACACCGACAGTCGTGGCAAACGTCGCGTTGTAGGCCGCGTTGGACGAGACAGTCAGCTTGGCGAGCGTGATGATGTTGCTCTCCGAGAAGCTGATCCAAAAGACACACTCTCCCTCTCGCCTGTCCCAGGCAGTTTGAAATCCAGTGACCCCGACCGTCTGGTTGAGGTGCCAGATGTACTCCATGCTGTCCGCGTCGAGGAGCCCAAGGTCGTCGAACTGCGCCTTCTGCATGAGAAAGTTGCGGACGCCACCCGTCGCGTTGTAGCAGCTTCCCTCCAGCAGGAGGGTCGGAGCCGCGAAGCTGGTGGTGTTGTTCGACGTGCCAAAGCCGCCCGTGCCGAAGAACGCCGTCCGCACGAAGCTCTCCGGATCGTATTTGTTGATGAGCTTGAACGTGCTGTTGCCAGTGTAGATGTTCCCAGTGAACTTGCCTGCTATGGTGGTGATTCCAAGTCCGTCAGACAGAGAGCCAGACTGACGGATCTCGTTCATCGTGTCCATGTCAAAGACACGCAGGCCGCCATCAGAGTCCAGATAGGCGCGGCGACGCACGAAGTCCGTTGTGAGAATGTCGACCTGGAAGGAGGCGCTGTCGTCAATGTTGGTGCCCTTGACAGCGACGGTGGTCTTGGTGGCGTTGAAGGAGATCTCCGCCGTGATGTTCGGGACACGGTTGCCGAAGTTCTCCAGCGGCAGGTCGTCGAACACGATGTAGCAGAGGCCACGGTGTCCGGGCACCTGGCCGGAGCCCTCGCTCGCCTCGATGATGGAGTCCGGCAGCTGGTCCTCCCCGCCGTCGTAGAACCGGAAGCGAAGCCCAGACAGGCGAGAGGGTGGGGCCTTGGTGGCGTCGTAGATGATCTTGCCATCCGCGAAGATCCGTGAGACAGCGTCGGCCGGTCCAGCCCCGAAGGACAGGGCCATGTCCACAAAGTAGGTGTACGTGATCTGCGTCTGCTTGGGCCCTCCTCCCAGGCCGCCCTTGCCGCCTCCGCTGGTCTCTGTGTGCTTGACCTCGCGAATGCCAGACGACCAAATCATGTTGCCAGACACACGGACCGTGCCATAGCTGATCGGGATGGCAGTGCCATACGTCGACGCCGAGACGGAGAGGTCGCCGAGGCGTGGCCCCTCCGTGGTCGTCTCTTGGCCGGGTGGCGGGAAGAGCAGTGTGCCGACGACGGACCCGATGAGGAAGCCGATCTGGGGCGAGAAGCCCAGGCCGCCTGCGGCGAGCGCGCCGACTGCTGCAATTGCGAGTGATGCCATCTACACGACTCCCGGATAGCGGAACGCGTGGACCGGGCGACCGACGACTGACTCGGCCTCCCACATGCGTTCGTGAATGACCTTGCGCCGGGTGGCGTGGGCGTGAATGACAGACTGCCGATTGTACTTCACAGCGACGATGCCACAGTGACAGACGTGGCTGTGATCTGTCCCAGAGAAGATGACAACATCACCAGGCAGTATGTCCCGGACTGGAATCTGCTCCAGGGCGTCCTGGAAGTGACGCAGGAAGGATCCATCAGGTCGGCGCGGATACGCGGTGGGGTTTGCCGTGGTCAGTCCCAGTGAGGATCCAACGAGGACTGCGAGACCAGCGCAGTCGATCCCCTTCCGGGTCCGACCCTGGTGCCTCCAGGGAACGCCCTCCCAGGAGAGGGCTTCTGCAACTATGTCGTCTCTTGTCACCATCGTTCTCACCGAGCGTTTGGATACGTCAGGAACTCGTCCTGACCTGGAACATACGGCTCTCCACGGAAGTTGAAAATGTTGTCGAACTTGCTCACGCAGGTGTCCTTCTGTCGATCACAGCCCGCGTACATGTAGCCTGTGTCGCCGACCTGGACAGTAAAGCTCATGGGGAGGAAGAGCTCGACTGTGTTGGTGGCCGCCGTGTAGCTCTTGACCTCCATGGCCAATCCATTGTTGTCGCCTGACTCCCAGACCACGGCTCCATACTTGAACCAGTCGTCGATCTCTCGTGTGTCATCCCCGTTGGGGAAGGTGACTGTGAAGGTCCGGTTGTCCGTCACGCTCGCCACGGTGACGGCCTTGTTGAACGCCTCTCGAGTGGTCAAGACGGCAGTGCCCCACGTGGTGGTGCCACCTATCGTGGTGTTGAAGACTGGGAACTGAAAACCGGTCGTCCCAGGTGTCGTCACCTCGAAGAACCTGTCGTTGAAGTCCGGGGTCGTCAGGGCCGCGAGGACAGTGGTGGCCTCGACTCCGGCCGCGACAGGTGGCGTGAAGTTCTCTGTGTAGAGGGCCTCGCCGACCAGTATCCTGGCGTCATCCACAAACCCGTTGAGCGGGATGTCGTCTCCACCGTTGGAACGGCGCTTGCCGATGTAGACCACAGACGCCGCGTCAAAGATGGAGGTGGTCACGACGATGTCAGTTCCAACCTGCGTCCCGTCGACGAAGAGGCGGAGGTTGTTGCTGGCGTCGCGAGTGACTGCCACGTGGTACCAGGTGTCAATGGCCCACGTGAACGCGCCGTCCACAGAGGACAGGTTGGCAAAGCTGCCGTCTGGGCTGTATCCGAACTCCAGGTTGCTGCCGCTTCGCGAGAAGTACCAGCCACGATTGTTCGTGCCGCTCTCGTAGTGTGACATGAAGACCTGGTCCGTCGAGGTGAGGTCCTTGAACCTGACCCAGCACTCGATGGTGAACGGACTCGTCTCGATCGTGTACGCGGCATTGTCTGGATAGGACACGAACGCCTCGGAGGGGTCGACGGTGGCGGTTGGCGAGAACTCGATTGCCCCGGCTCCGAACTGAGCCTGTGTGGTCTGGAGCGCGGCCTCGGTGCCCAGGGTGCCAGTGGCTCCAACGGAGCTTCGGTCGTTGGCATCCGCGTCGAAGTTCAAGAGCAGCGCGTATGGCGCGGCGAGGTTCAGCAGTGTCGATCCACGGAGGTTCGTCTCCAGGGCGTACGCGGTGTTGGCCGCCATGACGGTTGGAGAGATCGCAACCTTGCAGCGGGAGTCACCCAGGTCGGCCCGACACTCCGCTTGATAGAGCTCGACCGCGCCCTGGGAGTACAGCTGGGTGAGTCCTCTCAGCTCCGCCATGAACGTGCCAGTGACATCGGAGTATGTGACCTCGCCGAGTGTGCCCCGGCGCATGCGTAGTTGTCCCTGCGACAGGTCCGCGTAGTTGACGATGCCAATGCGGATCTCGGCGAAGTCGAACTTGCCACCGCGCAGGTCGGTCTCGGTGAGGGCACTGCTGTCCAGGAAGCCCAGGACGTCCAGGTTGTCAACGGAGAGGCCGGTCTTGCTGTCGACGGCCGAGCGGTTGTAGCCAACTGACGAGGTGTACACGTTGCTCTCGAACGTGATGTCCACGTCGTGGTCCGTGAAGAAGAACTCGACTCCGTCGGTTCGGGTGACGCGCCAGATTGTGGCGAGGGTTGTGACCTCTCCCTCCAGGTGGGTCTGCAGGCTGCCAGTTATTGTCTTCATTCTATACTCGGATCTCCACGATGGGGATGTTCGGCGCGCCAACTGCGTCCGCCCACTCCGCCGTGATGTCAAGGGCGTCCGATCCAAAGCGGACCGGGACGTCGAACTGGCAGGCTGCCTCCACCGTGGTGCCAGACTGCGCGGCGAGCGAGCTGCCAAGCGTTATGATGCCGGTCGTCGTGTCGATTGCAAAGCTGGTCGATGCACCACCCTCGGGAGCCTCGACGTTGTTCACCCAGACCTGCGTTGTGGCCGTGACGATCTTGCTGAGGATCCGGTCGAACGAGGTCGAGCCCGAGGTGTACCGCTTGAAGAGCTGGAACGTGGCGTTGCTGCCGTCCGTGGTGCCAATGGCCTGCCGAGAGAGGACGTAGTCCGTCCAGTCCTTGAACCGGAAGCCACGCGCCCTGCCGTTCCGGGCATAGAAGAATGCGATGACGTCCTCCAGGTCCGTGGCGTCCTGGATGCCATAGCCGACGTCCCACTCCCCACGGGTCTGGGCCCAGTCGCTGTTGCGCCGCTCGAAACCCGACGAGAGGGTGATGACGGTCGTCTTGAAGCGCGGGCCACCCTGGGCTCCACGCTCCACGTCGTCTGGCAGCCTTGTCTCGTCGAACGCCATCAGTTGTTTCTCCTGTCAGCTGTGTTCAGGGCGAGCACCGCCTTCGCTGCCAGCTGGTTCTGTGTCTGGAGCGGGATCTCGCCGGTCGGCGTCGTCACCGCGAAGTTCACTGTCACGGGCCGGTTGTTGCCACCGCCCTGGCCCCGTGGGTTGACGTCGATCGTCTCGCCTCGGCTGACCCGTGCCACGGGCCGGTTGTTGATCGAGAGCAAGTTGTTGTCGATGCCGCCCTGGCCGCCGATGAGGATCGAGCCGCCGTTGTTGAAGCCGAACAGACCGCCGAGCCCTCCGAACAGGCCACCTCCTCCACCAAAGAGCCCTCCGCCTCCACCAAACAGGCCGCCGAAGATGCCACCACCGCCTCCACCGCCTCCTCCACCGAGGAGCTGCTGCAGGAGCTGGTTGGCTGCCAGCTGGGTCAGGTCGGCCAGCAGGGAGCGTGTGAACTGCTCGAAGTCGAACTCGCCGGTCCGCACGAAGTTGGACAGCGCGGACGACGCGGCGTTGAACGTTGTCTCCAGAGCTGACTGCATGAAGTTGGATGACTCGTCCACGGTCTCTGCGAGGTCCTCCACGTCCTTCGCGGCAGATCGGGCGGCACCGCCGAGCCCACCGCCGCCTGACCCCAGAGCGTCTGCTGCAGCGCCACTGGCGGCGACAGAGTTCTGGTTGGCCGTGTTGAGGTTCTCCACCTCGTCGATGGTGCCACGGAGAGTGGTCTGCAGCTCCTGCTCTGTGTCGCGCAGCCGGTTGGTCGCCTCGATGGTCTGACGGATGCCCTCGAGCCTCTCGGTGATCTGTCCCCTCTGGGCATCGAAGCCCTCGGAGAAGCCTGTGGCCAGTGGGGAGCCGGTTGACTCGCGGAGCCCAGAGAGGGCGTCAGTGATCCCCGAGAAGTTGACCTCGCCGACCGCCCCGTCCACAAACGGGATGGAGTTGATCAGACCAATGATCTGGTTGACACCTGCCTGGACAACCCGGACCGCGCCCTCGATGGCGGCGGTTGCGATCTCGATGAACGCGCCGGGCAGGTTGTTCCACGCGGCGACGATCGCCTCGACTGCCCCGGCTCCGGCCGCGACGAGGATGTCGAAGCCCTCCACGATGAGCAGGATGGCATTGTTGGCAGCGGCGGCGATGGCCGGCCACACGCTCTCGAACTGCTGGAGCGGCGGGAAGACCGCCTGCAGCGCGGCGAATATCTGCTGGAAGCCAGAGCTGATGAGCTGGACCACGGCCTGCACGGTCGTGGCGAGCTGGCGGAACGCGCCACCGGCCTGGTTGAGCTGGTCGCTGAAGGCGATGAGCGCCGAGATGGCCGTCGCAATGACAGTCAGGAGTAGCCCAAGAGGGTTGGCGGCGATGGCAGCCGTCAGCGCGCGGAACGCGACGATCGCGGCCGGAATGGCAATCCGCGCCAGCTGGACACCGATGAGCTGCACGATCGTCTGGATCACGTTGATGACAGTCGGGATGTTGTTGGCGATGGTCAGGATGGCGCTGGCAAACGCGGCGGAGGCCCCGGTGGCAGCGTCGAACGCGCCGACTGCCTGCAGGACGTTGTTCCGCAGCACGGTGAACGCCTGGCCGATCGTCGGGACGGTCGTGGCGAAGTCTCGGTCCAGGCCCTCGGCCGCCTCGCGGAAGGCGTTGAGCACGACCTCGGCCGTGATCTCTCCGTCGGTGCCGAGCTGGCGGAGCTCGCCCCGCGTCACACCCAGGCTGCGAGCAATGACGTCTGCGACCGCTGGGAGCTGCTCCAGGACGGAGCGGAGCTCGTCGCCGCGCAGTGCCCCGGACGCCAGGCCCTGCGAGAGCTGGAGGATGCCAGCCTGTGCCTCTTGGGCGCTCGCACCGGACAGGATGACGGCCTGGTTCAGGCTCTCCGTGAACTGGAGGAGGTCCTCCTGCGACGTTCCAAGATCCTTTGTCGCCTGCGCCAGCCGCGCATATAGCTCGCCCGTCTCTTCGAAACCGACCCGAGTGCGATTAGAGATGCCAAAGAGGCGATCAGTGACCTCTGCCAGGTTCTCCGTCCCCGTAGTGACGAGCCGGAGCCTGTTCTGAATGAGCGTGAAGGAATCTGCAAGCCTCCCGAATGTCTGGATGACAGCCGCGCCTCCGATAAGCCCAAGGGCAGAGCGGAGCAGGTTGATGCGACGAGCGGTGGCCTCCGCTCCCGTGCCGATGTCTCGGATGGAGCGGTTGACCGTGCGCGCGCCACGCTCGGAGATGACAATGTCAATGCGTTCTGTCATCTCACGGGTTCTCCCTCAATATCTTGCTGCGCCGGACCCGCCGGACCCCGGCCTGGATGGCGGTGTCGACAAAGCCAGCCGGTGCCTGGGCGGAGTAGCCGGTGTTCAGTCGAGCGATGTACGGAAGATTGTTCGTGAGGTGGATCTCGCCCTCTCCATCGAAGGTGCGAATGACACCCTCGGCGGCGACGATCGCGGCCTGAGCGTTGGCGGGACCTGTGGAGCCACCCGCGCCGGGCACAAAGGCCTCTCGCGTTCCAGAGGCGGGGCCACCCACACGGGCGATCCAGTTGGACCGAGCGCGGCCGGAGTCGACAGGAGTGGAGGTCACTACTGCCTGGTCAACTGCGAGGGCGGCCTTTCGAGCGATCTCGGGTCCGTTCACCTCGACCCTTCGACCCAGCACCCTCATTCTTCTCGCGAACTCCCGCAGAGAGGCCATCTTTGTTGCCTTTGTCCCGTGTCTTCAGATAGTGCATGTCCATCGAGCGGATTATAGTCCGGAAGTCCTCCCGCTCACTACCGTCGAAGCCGTGGCATTCCGCATAGTGTTGGATGGAGGACCAGGGGATCGGTGTGACTGACAGACCGGGAGCGCGCTCCGTGCTGAGCTCCAGAAACGCGTGGATGAAGAACGGCATCCACGGCTCGGTCTTCTCGGTGATCTCGGCGAACCTTGGAGGCATCCCTCGGCGAGCGGCTGTAGCAGCGTTCAGGATGGCCTGTATGCTGCCACCGTTCTTGAGCCAGAAGTCGAGGACCTCGTTTAGTTTCCCAGGTCTTCTTCCTTGATCGCGAAGACGGTGTCGTCGACGGCGGCCGACTGGATCTTGCCGAAGAGGATGCGACCCTCGCGAGAGCCGGTGAAGATCTCGACCAGGTTCTCTCGGTTGAATGCCACCGGCTCGCCGTCATCGTCGATCAGAGGGCGCGTGCCCCAGCCGAGGATGACATTGTCGATGAACAGCTCCACGTCCTGCTCGAACGAGCCGGTCATGCTGCCCTGGTCCGGGATGAGAGACTTCTTCTTGGCGATGAGCGCCTTCTTGGCAATCGCGGCGCGGAACTTCTCGTTGTGGATGGCGGCCTGCTGGATCTTCAGGTCAAAGGCTCCGCAGTCCAGGTTTACATACTCGGCGAGATCGTAGCCCGACAGGGCGTTGGTGAGCTTAAGAGCCATTGTCTATCCTCGTGTTTGGTCTCAAATTCTAGAGCGGGGAGAGTCGCCCCTCCCCGCCGTTTTCAAAAGAGGATCGCGAAGATCAGAACACCGAGTCCAGCGAGGATGGCGATCTGTACAGCGCGGTCCAGAGACATCCAGCGGGTCTTCACCCGCTCGCGGATTGCCTCGAGATCGTTTTCGTCGAGATTCATGCGGTTCTCCTAGGTGTCTGCAGCGTCCGGGAGCCAGAAGAACTCGTGGACGAGCAGGGTGTGCCCAAAGTTTTCGTCTTCCGCCGCGTCAGTGGTCAGCGGGAGAGTGATTGCCTCGTCCTGCTCCACGTTGAGTCGACCATCGCCCAGGGCGATGAGCGGGATGTCCATCACGATGCCAGCCTTGCGAGCCAGCGTGCCATCGCCAAAGTCCTTGACGATCGCAATGTCGAGTGTGACGTCAGCGTTGTTCCGGACGGCCTTGGTCGCCTCCACATCTGCGAAGTAGGCAGTGATGGAGCCTGAGACCTCGAACGTTCCGGCCGTTACATCGAATGCACCGAGCACGCCCACTGCCTTGTTCGGCGAGGCGTTGTTGTTGGCGTTCAGCGTGATCTCCGTCACAAACGCGAAGAGTGGCGATGGGGCCGCCAGGTTTGCCACGCCAGACTGCGTGGGCCGGACCTCCGCCATCTTGATGCGGGTGAAGTCCGAGGAGGTGTTGTAGGCCGTGGCCGCCTCGATCGTGGAGACAGTGCCGACGGTCTCCGACAGGACGCGCTCGTCACCGCCGCCCGAGCCGGGGTTCAGGCCGTCACGCTGCTCGTTGTTGGTCGCGATGAGCGTCCAGTCCGTCGTGATCTTGTCGGCCTGAGCGATGTTGAGTGCGAACTCGTTGACGATGGCGCCACGCAGCACCTCTGACTGGACCTGCGTGTTGTCGCCCGTGGGATTGGGCTTGCCGAGCGTCCGCTCCACAGCGTAGGACCGTCGATTGAAGTCAGTGGACAGCGAGTCCTCGTTCCGAGTGACGTCGGCAAAGAAGATCCGGATGAGCTTGGTGCCACCGGCCTCGGTGAGCATCTCAGTGATGCCGTCCGCGCCGCCCGAGGTCTTGTCGAGCGTGATGCCGGAGGCGGCGAGGGAGTTGACACGGGCAAATCCGTTGTTCTGTGCCGCGTTGAACGCGTCACCGGTCAGGCCCGTGTCATCACCGCCTATGAAGATGAACTCGCCGGGGATGAGGTTGAACGTGGTCGGGTCGGCCGTGGTCGACTGCAGGACGGGGAGCGAGCCGCCTGTGTAGGCGATGTCCGCGTCACCCGAGCCGTACTCGAAGCCGACGACTTGAACATTGGCTCCGGCCGGAGGAGAGGCCTCCAGCACGAGGCCAGAGGTCTGGATCTCGTCCGTGGCAACCGCGCTGAGGACCTTCAGTCCGTTGTTGGCCGCGTTGGTGAATCCCTGTGCAAGAATGATCAGTCCACCCTGGTACGCTGCACCACCTCCGGTGCCGAGCGTGTATCCGGTCGCCGTGACGCCGGTGATGTCCAGTGACGTGGTCGTACTTCCCGCCGTGTTCTTGGGCTTGGTTCGCTTGTTCGCAAGGAATAGGCCCTCCCAGAGGAATGACAGGTTGCTGAATGTGAGGTCCTGGTTGAACCCACCGGAGGCGTCGAGGTCGGTGATGACGCCCTTCTTGCGCTGGCGGGACGTGTTGATCGGGTTCCGCGCGACGAGTGTGAGGCTTCCACCGAAGTCATTGTACGAGTTCGGCTCCAGCGTGTACCAGGTGGGGGAAGACGGGAGGGTGCCGAGAGTCTCTTCCTCGGCGATCGACAGACCCGTCACATTTGAGTCAATTTTTGCTACTTCGACAGCCATCATGTCCTCTCAGTGTACTCAAAGTCCGCCACGACGTTGTTCTGGAACCACTTGCCATCCTGTCCAACTTCGACGAGGCGAACGTTTCGGAACCATATGCCACCCGGTGTGGACTGGCCCTGAAAAGCATCAACGGCCACTTTAGCCAGCTCGTCAGCTCTTGACAAGCCTCGACCATGGATCGTGAAGATCTGAACCGTCGCAAATCCGGTCCTCTCGAAGATTCGGCCGCCCAGGGCAGCGTCGTTGCCACCCGTGTGGCGCACGGTGACGCGCGCCCACTCGTCGGCGGTCGGCGGAGTGTCCGTCAGGTCCCAGTAGTAGAGCTTCACACCGCCCGAGTTGGCATCCCAGGCGGTCTGGAACAGTGTGAGGAGCTCGTCCCGAGCGGCGGTGAATGTCAGGCTCATCGCTTCACTCCAATCGCATAGAGGATCCGGACGTCGGCGGGCTGCAGGATCTCGACCATCTCGATGCGCCAGCGGGAGCCGTCTGACTCGAGGATCTCGTCGAAATTTTCCAACTGCTTGGTGAACGCCGAGCCGGGTGCGACGAGCGCGACCTGCTCCGCTCGCTTGAGCAGCTGGTCCGAGACCCACTTCAGTCCCAGGCCACCACCTGTGGCAGGGACGAACACAGCTGACAGGACCTCCTCGTCGGCAGCTGGGGAGCGCGGGGCCGTGTCGCCTCTCCAGGGCTTCGTGGAGTCACTCGCGGTCGTGTCCAGCTGAACGAACGTCACACTCCGGCCCTTGGCGTCGACCTGGATCTTTGCCTTGTCTGCCTGGGCCGCTGTCATCGAGTGACTCCCGCGCTGGTGATGTAGTCTCGGAGGAGCTGATCGGCGGCGGGATAGGGCCGGATGAGGTAGTCGATCGCACCGCCGTCCGCGTAGTCCGTCTGGATCGGCCCGAGCTTCTCGGACGTGACCGCCCTGCCACTTGGATCGATCGTGGGGTCCTGGAAGAGCTCGTTCGCCACCGCGCGCACCGCGTACTCCGCCGTGGCCTGCTTGAGGTCCAGAGGGATGCCTGTGACGAGAATGCCGGATCGGTTGGTCAGGCCCGCGCGCGGAAACTCCAGGGGCTGCGAGCCGAAGTCCCGTCCGTTGACAAACATGATCAGCGTGATGTTGACCGCCGTGGTCGAGAGGGGGATGTCGTTTCCGGCCGTGCCGTCTGCCTGGGCCACCAGATTCACCTGGGTGTCCGTCGTGCTGTCAATCTCGGCCCACGCGGCCTGATTCAGCAGCACGTTGGTGCTGAATGTGCTGGCACCGTCCGTGGTGTTTTCCGTGATGGCATAGACCAGGTTCTGGGCCGTCTCCGCCGCCGAGGCTCCGATCAGGACCTCGAAGTCCGCCGTCAGCGAGGACAGGGCCGTCCGAAACGTGTAGGTGTAGGAGCCCAAGACAACCGTCTCTCCATCGGCGGGCTGCGCGGAGAACGTGGCACGGGCCTCGGCCTTGTTGCCGGCGAATCGTGTCTTGCGCACGGACTTGAACCGGTTGCCCCAGCGGTTGTCAATGTAGTCAGTGGCAGCGATGCACTTCTCCTCCTGCTGCTCCTGGCTCAGTCCGCTCCAGCCGTTCTCGGCCTCCCGGCCTCGATCGGTCAGGTAGGTCGTGACAAAGGCGGCGGTCACATAGCTGTTGGCGTCCTGGACACCAAAGCCGGTCTCAAGAACCAGCGTCATCCGTGTCTTCCTCTTTCTGCTCGGGAGCTGGAGGCTTCGCCTTCGCTGCCAGTTGGATTCGGTTCACGACTGTAAGTCCGGCACCCGCGACTGCCAACCCGTGCTGCTTCACGAAGGCGTCTATGGCATCGCAGATGAACTGCGCCTCTCTGTCGTCTATGTCAATCTTCATCAGTTTCCTCCGACTTGGAATATTGTGAGGCTGGCATCACGCACGAAGACGTTGTTCGTGTTGCTCCTGTTTCGTATCCATACCTCGATTGTGCTCGTTCCACTAACCGATATGAACCCAGACACTGAACCGTGCGCGGAGAGGTCACTCCCACTGCGAAGCTGCATGTCAACCTCCGTCAAGAGGGTCGCGCCATTGTCTATGCGGATCTGTGCCTCGACAATGTCGGTCGCAGAAGTCAGAGTGACCAACATGTCCAGGGTAACGAAGTAGACACCCGCCACAGTTGGTGTTATGTGGTCATTGGTGTGATCCGGCACACACACGTTGGACTGGCCATTGAAGGCAAAGCCTGTGTACTGGACCGAGACATCTATCGTGCTGATCGTGACAGTTGTCGTGGCGTCGTTGTCCGAGTACATCTGCGCGTAGGGCAGACCGGAAGTGCTCCCGGTCCAATAGCTCGATCCGTCTTTGCCTGTGCGGAAGGACGTGACTGTCCCGGTCGCGGGAGCCGTGCCAAGGTGGACTGTTCCACTGTCTGCGATGCGCATTGAGTGATTGCCGCCAGCCTGAGGGTTACCCGTTGCCGTATCTTTGGTGATGCCTGCAAAGCTGCCGAACCACAAGCTGTCCTGATATTTGTACAGACAGAAGTTAGTGCCTGCGTCTGCACTTGTGAAGACTGAGCCATCGTAATACATGTCAAACAATATGCCCATGTTGTCGTGGGCATAGGGGAAGATGTGCATCGTGGGACTGCCGTCGCCTGCGACAAGGAAGCTCATGTGAGGCCCAGCGACAGTCCCGTCATTCGTGGGTCCCTCCATCATCCACATCCCGGATGCATTGGACAGGGCAGAGGGCGCGCCGTAAATGATGCGACCCTGATTGTCTATGCGGAGGCGCTCGACGAGCGTTCCGTTGTTGGTTGTCTCGAAGGCCAGGTCCGTTGGGTTAGCTGCCGCGCTGAATGCCCCACCGGCCTTTCCAACAATCGCTGCTCCAACGCTGCGAGAGATCCCTTCGTCAAATTCATCTGGTGCCTGGAAGAAGATTCTGCCGATGTTTTCTCCGCCAAGTAGAGAGATGGAGGAGGTCTGAAGGTAGAGGAGCCCACCGCCACCTCCCTTGAAGAGGGCCTGGCTCACACTGCCAGTGAAGGCAGCAGCAATGGCACCGTCGATATATCCCTTGTCCATCAGGGTGCGAGCGTCTGCATTCGCACTATAGTCAGCCACATTCCTGATGCCCTGGCCATTGATGCTGTCCGTCACCCTGATGCCGTTGGTGGTGTCAAGACCTATGCCGGCCACACCGCTGTCAAATCCCGCGCCAGTCCCGGTTGCCACCTCCATTCCCGCCGAGGCCAGACCGATGAACATCGCGGAGCGGAGAGTGTACGTGTCAACGTCCTGATAGAAGAAGTCGAAGAGCACACCACCCGCTGTGCCAACCCAGTCTACATTCCGAGGCGCGTTGGAGAGTGTCGCGTTCGAGTTGTAGAGGCTGACAGCATCAGCGACAGCCGTGTGACCAGAGATCTCAACCCAGGTGGGTGTGACGGCCGTGAGCATCCACAGGGAGTTCTCGTCAGACTGCAGGGCAAGCTTTCCTATGTCTCCGGTCTCGAAGCCGGTGGCTGTGGTGCGAGCTGTGGCATCGGCATAGGTGAAGGCGTATGGGACGTGGATCGCAGATCCTGTCAGTGACTTGTGCAGTGCCATCAGGTTCCCTCCAAGACGACGGGCTCCAGTGTGGCCTCGTCAATTATCAAGTCATAGTTCTCGTCCAATATCGCTCTGGTTCCATAGTTGGTCACCCAGTCATCAAAGTCATATCCATTGATGGGCTTCCAACTGGTGGAGTTGGTTGCAAAGTCCGTCGCCTGGGCACCCGCCACCACACAGATGTATGGCACACGGCCCTCGATCACATAGTCGCCGACCGCGTATGTCCCCGCCTCCCACGGGGAGGCCTGCCAGAGACGATCATCGCGAATGAAGCTGGCATCCACCTCGAAGTAGGGCAGTTGCAAGGCCGCGCTGCCGAGTATGGAGAACGGCTGTGAAGACTCGAACGTGGAGTAGTAGGTATCTCCGACCTTGTTGTGAAAGAAGCCAGTCGTCTGCAGGGCCACCGTGCTGTTCGCCGCGAAGGCACTGGCCGGGTAGGACTCGTCGAAGATGATCTGACCGTTCTCGTCGTTGTCCCTGACGAAGAACCGCACCGTGTCTGTCGGAGCCACGGAGCCGATCTTGATGTAGATGTTCTTGAGCATGGCATTGACGGTGCCAGTGAACGTCCAGCTGTAGCTCGTCCCGGTCGTCTCGTCGGAGTCAAACGGGACTGAGACCACGTTCGTCAAGTGGGCGGTCACATAGGGGATCGTCGCCAGGTCGTCGATCGTCGTGCCATTGAACACAGTGTAGGGAAAGAGACGACGCGCGTCAGGGATGTTGGAGTTCTCGACCGAGAGGTACTCGCCGATGGAGGCAAGGCCTGTCCTGGGCCCTAGAAAGAGGGAGTCCACACCCATCTCGAGGGTGTTGGCTGTCCAGATGCCGTTTTCAAGCTTCTCGAAGACGCCCGCGCCAATGTCGGAGGACGCGTTGAAACGGACGCTGCCCTCGGTGGTGGCATCGCCCTGCAGATACATGTATCCGCTGCTATTCGCGGTCTCGACAGTGGTGTCGACCCCTCCACCTGAGGAGGTGGTGGAGCCGCCATAGGCTGTTCCCAGGGACATCCTCAGCTCTCATTGCAACTCACAGTGGCTCTATAATACGCGGCTCCAACAATGCCGCTAGGCGTGACTCTTGCGGAGGTCGTGTTGGCAGCCCAAGACACAGTGGTCGGGGCGGTGGCGTCGATGGAGTTCGAGGGAACCGCCTCGTAGTGCTGAGGATTGTTGAAGGTGCGGACGTCAACGGCAAGGGTTCCGGCCGAGGGAGTGGCAGGCGTCGCTCCGGCCGCGTCGGCGAAGAACTCGACGCCGAGGAAGCAGTGCGGCTTGACAGGCGAGATGCCGTCGATCGTGAGTGTCTCGGTGACAGCCACGATCGCACTCTGAAAGAAGTCAATGCCCTGGTTCGGTCCGCGTCGAGCCCCACTCATGTCGGGATGCCCCACTTGGTACAGAGGAACTTGGCCACGGTGGACTGCTCCTCGGTCGTCATCAGGGCGTTGTTGTAGGCAAGGACCTCGCAGATCGGACCCTTCCAGGACCGGTCAACGGCCGAGTTGTTGTAGCCGAGCGAGAACGCCTGGGTCACGTTGCCGACGAAGATGCAGCAGGAGAGTGGCAGGGGCAGGATGGCAGCGCCGAAGGCACCGTCGTTGATCGAGACCTGCGTGGTGAAGTTAAAACCACCTCCTGTGGAGTCAAGGTTCGCCGTGCCGACGTCGCCCATGATGCGCTCCGTGCCGAACGAGCCGGGTCCAGAGACCAGGGTGCCCCGCTCGTCGAACGTGGCATCAGTGCCATCCTCGTAACCGATGACCATGAAGAAGTGCGTGACTGTGAGCGACGGCAACTCCAGCCCGACAGAGCCGGTGTTGACCGTCGGCCCGACAGAGGCCTGTCCGTTGGCCCTGCTGTCCTGGGCATTGTAGGGAGGCTGCTGCGACGCGGTGATTTGCGTGGCGTTGTTCCCATTGCCCGATATGTCGTCCCACTGCGAGACGTTCGCCCCGTTGAGAGTGATCGTGTCTGCCTGAGACGCGTCCAGGCGAAGACTGAGACCAGAGACCTGCAGCGGGTTGAAGAGCGGCGCTCCCCTGGCCGTGCCGACGTTGATCCGGGGCAGGTTGCCCAAGAACACAGAGAGCGGCTCCACCACCGAGAAGTTGGCCGGGGCTCCAGAGGACGCCACGTCAGCAGGGAGCGGCTGCGCGGCGGCCTGGGCAAAGTCCCCGACGACGTCATTGGCAAACGAGCTGAAGGAGCCCGTGGAGTCCCAGGCGATCAGTCCGAGCTCCACGACCCACAGGCCGACGAGCCCGTCGAGGCGAACCATGCCGATCACAGTCAGGTCCAGTCCCGCCACAGGATTGATGGTGACAGAGACGGAGCTGGCGTCTGTGTTGACCGTGGCGCCACCGGCCCGGAAGTTGATGGCGGAGTTGCTGACCCACATGGAGATGGCTCCCGTGGCGTTGCCAAAGGAAAACACGTTCCCAGAGGGCAGGGCAGAAGAAAACCGGAGGCGGGTCTTGAACGTTGTGACTCGGTCCCGCGCGGCGAAGGAGCCAGCGGGGATGGTCGTTGCGATGGCAGAGGCCCCGACGATCTGGTGAGTTCGGGGGATGTCGAGGACCCGGCCACGGAGGAGGCGAGTGCGCTCCCGAGACGCGAACAGCGACGCCTGGAGCTGCGCGTTCGGGTTCCTGGCGTCGCTGTCTAGAGTGCCCATGTGTTACTTCCTGACTGGCATTCCCATCGCGGGGCGGGTCGAGCCGAGCTTGGGCTTGCGCTGATTGAGCGCCGCGTCGATCGGAGCCTTGAGAGACAGGGCCGTGACAACGTCCTCCGAGGTCGTGCCTGACTCCAGGAACGCCTTGGCTCGGGCGTGCTTCTTGGCACGGGCCTCCTTGGACCGCTGGAGGACGGCCTTGACACCGTCGAGGTCCCGGTTGGGCTGCGCCTTGCGCTGCTGCTTGCGAACCTTGTAGATGAAGTCCGCGCGGCGGGCCAGCGTGCTGATCTTGTTCTCGATGGCATTCTTGTCCTTGGCCCACTGAGCCAGGATGTTTCCAACGACCACCTGCCACCGGTCCGCCAGCTCCGGGGAGCGCATGAGGTCCTCGACCGAGGCCTCCAGGATCTCCTCGTCCGTCAGATCGTCAATGGACTCGATCTCGCCGACGTCCTCGTCGTCCGGATCGGAGGAAGCGGGGTTCGGCTGGCCCTGGTCGTCCGTCGGAGGAGTGTCGTCCCCGACACGGACAAAGTCCGGCGCGGCGTCGGTGATCTGGCCTCGCTTGAGATCCTTGATGCCGGAGATGTTGGCCACGACTTCGATCCGAGGGAGCCCGTCCTGGGTCCAGTGGTCGTCGTTCTTGTGGTCCAGCTTGGCGAGTGCCTCTACAATTTCCATTTCAGTCTCCTGATTCTTATGCGAAGTCGTCGATGTCCGTCGAGTTTGCCAGGGCGTTCGGGGTCTCCCCGTCACGCATGTGCTCCACGATGCTCTGGTCCGTGACCTGTGCACCGACTGTGATTGTGCCAGAGCCAGCGTCTGTCATGTCCACCTCGGCCGCGACACCCGGCTGACCGGCGCTGTCCGCGTCGAGGAAGAGCTCGAACGTGTTGGCATCGAGCACGCCGACATAGTAGCCGACACCGGACGTCAGGCCACTTGGCAATGCGATCGTGCTGAAAACTTCGTACGGTCCATCGCCAGACGTGAAGCCGTGGGCGACGGAGGTGAGGAAGTTGCCGTTCGCTCCGCCACTGAGCGTGGCCCCGCCCCACGAGCCGAACGCGAGCGTCTCCGTGGTGGCGATGGAGTTGGCACTGGTGCCAGCGGCCTTGGCTGTGACGGTCAGGGTTGTGTCCGTCCGGCCGGTGGCTGTGACTTCCTGATTGGTCGGAGCATTGATGTAGTTGGCGCCGTCACCACCCTCCGTGAGATTGATGGCATCCAACAGAGACTGAGTGGCAACACCGACGTCTCCGGTCCGTAGAACCTGGGGAACGAGACTGAACTCATTCAGAGAGTCCACAAAGTGATACGTGACGAGACCGATCGTGACCGTCTCGCCTGCCGTGGGCTCGGCTGTGATGGTCAGCGTGCCAGTGGCGGCGACGTCGTCCGAGAAGTCGACGGCCGAGACCGTGCGAGCGGTGGCCGTGCCACCGAACTTGGCAACCTGGGCGTCCAGCCACGCACCGAGCTTCCGACGACGATTTGTCTTGACAGGCTTCATCGACCTGCGAAGATGCTTGATGTGTGGTGTCCGAGCGACCATGTTGTCCTCCGTTGAGAAGAGAGCGGGGAGCCCGAGAGCTCCCCGATCCGCTTAGGCTTCGCGAGTGATCAGGCGTGCGAACTTGATCTGCTTCCGCTCCGGGTAGACCCGGTTCCAGGAAGTCGCGATGTTGAGGTTGTTGGTCGTCGCGGCGTTGGACGGACCACCGTTTGCCGGCGAGGCGGCGACGTAGGCGTGACCGACAGGGTGCAGAGACCACTCCACGCGGGAGTGCAGGGTCTCAGAACCACCGCCGTTGCCTGCGGACGCCTGGCGTTCCACCTCGGTCGGGACCTTGGCGGAGCCGATGCCAAGCTGCATGGCACCGGGGCCGAAGAGCCAGGTCTCGTACATGCCAGCGACACCAGCGGTGCCGTCGTCCTGCACAGCGGCAGTGCCATTCGGCATGCCATCGTCGACAATCACCTCCGCACCGAGGAACGTCGGGATCTGGACCTCGCCACGGGCATCCGGGATGAAGTCGATCAGGTTGTTCTTCTGCATGCGGTTGTAGACGACAGAGTGGACCATCACCAGGGACAGATCTTCCATCGAGTCACCCATGGTGAGCTTCGTGTCGAGATATGCCTCTGCAGAGAAGTTGGTCACACCGTCCACGAAGGACGCGCCAGTGATGTCGTTGGCGTAGTCAGCACTGTCGTTGACAGCGTTGTCCTTGGTCACACCCTGCATGGTCGCGATGAAGGCGGCCTGGAGACGCCGAGTCCAGTAGAACGCGACCCGTGTCGCGATGGAGTCAGCGGGATCCTCACCTGCCAGAGCGGCGGCCAGGTCAGTGGTGTTCCAGGAGTTGTTGCGGCTCAGACGAACTGCGATCTCCTGGTCCGAGGAGGTGTCATTCGGCGTCGAGTCGTTGCCGATCGCGGCGTTCAGGGCGGCGATGTCCGCGTAGGACACTCCGGCCGTCAGGGCGATGCGGTCAGCGATCGAGTCGGTGGACACGTTCTCTTCGTCGTTGTCGAGGTCGCGCCACGACGGGACGTTGAAGGTCAGGCCGCCACCGGAGAGGAGTCCATCCATCAGAGCGTTCCGAGCGAGGGCACCCGACTGGATCAGACGGGCCTTCTCTTCAGTGAGCTGCTGGACGTACGGAGTGAACACCTCCGGAACAATGACGTCATCGACCTGAGTAGTTTGGTCGTTTGCACCAGCCATGGTCTAAATCTCCTGTTTCATGGCTCTGAGAGGAGCCTCCGCGCCATGGCTTGGGCTCGAAATGACAAGGGGAGCCAAGTGGACCATGCCACCGGCTCCCGACAATCTATACTGGCCCTCGCCAGTCAGTAAACCTGTCTTGACTTCACGATTTCCGAGGCGCGGGCTTCTTGCCACCGACAGTGGTGCCAGCGGCCTTGGCCATCCGCTCGGCGTGCTCGCGTCCCTTGAGGCGCAGGATGTTGCCCTGCTCCGTGACGTTCCAACCCTCGGCCGTGAACGGGTTGCTCGCGCCAGAGCCGACGCCTCCACCGCCCTGGCCACCGCCCGCTCCGCCGCCCTGAGACGCGGGCCACCAGTGTGGGCGCTTCTCCTGGATCTCCTGGAGCCAGAGGTCAGGGGTGATGCCGGGAGTGACACCGACGTTGTCTCGTGTCACAATGGCACCGTCGTCCTCGCGGACCTCGAAGATGCGATCGGCCAGCATCAGGGCATCGTCGTGGGCCTCGGGGATGACCTTCTTGTCCACGAGCTCCTTGCGGACCGCGTCATGTATGTTTCTCGTTCGGTCCTTGGAGCGGAAGCCCTCGTTCTGGGCGGCAAACTCGTCACGCTCCTTGGTGAGGGCTGCCACCTGTCGCTCCAGCGGGGCCGTCTGGGTGGCGATGGTGCCCTGGACACGCTTGTTGACGATCTCCTCGATGGCGGCCTCGTCCAGCTTGCCAGCGGCGGCGGCCTCGAGCTCGGGGATCTTGTCCAACTTGGCCATGACCTCCTCGTGATTGAGCTCGCCCCAGACGCCGAGGGATGCCTTGGTAGTCTTGTGCTCTTCACGTTCTTTGTTGAGGGAGGTCGTCAGGCGATCGACGTCTGCCTGTGTCTTGACTCCAGCGATTCCGGTGAGTTCAAACTTCTCGCCCTTCTGTGTGTAGAGGGCTGCGATGCTCTCGTCGACACCTTCCAGGGTGTCCATGACTGCTGTGAGAGGCATTTCTTTCTCCTTGATCTCTGCCATGCAGGGTTCCGGCCGTCCACCACTGGGGACCGGTCCGTGGAGCATATGCCCATGGGAGCGGCGGCGCTAGTGGCGCGACTCGTTCCACAATCTCTGGCACTCGCCGACCGAGTTGCCAGCGGTGCACCTCTTCATGAACTCTCGGAGGGTCTCACGCTGCCGGGGCCTCTGGTCCCACGGTGACAGGGGCCGGGTCATGTCCCGCGCGCCGGTCCGGCTGTCCCTGACCTCGGACAGCATGAGGATCAGAGCCGTCCGCGCTCCGAACAGCCCTGATCCTCGCTCTCGCCATATCGCTCTCGCTCTAGACCGTGTCGAGAAAGGTGTTCAGAGCGGTGAGCTCTGTCTGCACCTGACCTGACAGGCTGATGATGTCAGACATCGCCGTGGCGATTGCCTGCAGCTTCTGCAGCAGCGTCATGTGTCTTCTCCCTTTGGTTGCTGGCCCTCGCACTTGTACGCCATCACGACGCCTGGACCAAGCTGTCGAGCCAGCCGGTTGCCGATGTCGTCGACGAGCGGACGGATGCTCTCCTCGCAGTGGGCTCTGTCTCTCCAGGCTCCGAAGCCGCTCATCACAGGGCGGCAACTGGTGGGATCTCCCTCCACGGCGCACAGCATTATGAAGAATGCGAACGGTGTCATGTGAAGTCCTCCGGATCGAGGCCTGCCGCGCGGAACGCCGACGTCTCGCGACGGGCCAGGTCGGCGAGAGGGATCTCATCCCCCTGCCGGTTGACGAAGCGATCAAGTCGCAGGCCGCCCTTGCGAAACAGCCGCGCCCTGGTCTTTCCAAGGACGTCGTCCTGGAACTCTGTGCTCTGCCTCGTCAGCCAGTCCTGGTAGGACACCTTGGCGTCGACCGTGCCAGTCAGCTGTCGAATGCGAGTCCTTGCAAAGCTGTCAAACTCTCCCTTGTGGCCACGTGGCAGGTCGGCCCGACGAGTCGGTGCCTTGATGCCACGGGATCGAGCATACTCGCGAAGGAGCTGCCTCTGAGTGAACTGACGCTGGGGTCGTGACCCGATGGCGTCCCCGTCGATGGCAGCGACACGGAGACTACGGCAGTTGAAGTGAAGAGGCGGGATCGGTCCCTCCCCGATCGCAAAGCGCTGACCATCCAGGGAGCGACAAATCGGTGTGGTTCGGGAGTCGAGAGTGGCGACGTAGATCTCCTCCTCGAAGAGGGTGGCGTTGGCCTTGTAGAACTCTCGCTTGGCCTGGTTGGCGATGCCGTTGATGGCGGTGCGAGTGATGGCCTCGGCGTTCCGACGAGTGATCTGAGTGACTCCGTCTCGGCCGCGCTGGCGAACGGTGCCGATGACGCGCCTGGCGATGGCATTGGTCGGCTCTCCCTGTGTGACCCCGATGCGAATGGCTCTCTCGATCCGGCGGAGGTCAGAGTTGCGAATGTTGGACGCCCACTGGCGCATGGTCTGCCCCTCGAAGGGACGGGTGGTCACGATCGACTGCAGCAGGTCGGCGGCCGGAAGGGTCAGGTCCAGCTGGACGGGCGACACGGTGCGCAGTGCCTGGGACAGGAACTTGGGCTCCTCCCTGGCGACGGACAGCATCTCCTCGCGCCACACCTCGGCGGACTTCTTCCAGGCCTCCGAGCGCAGTGCCCTGACGGCCTTGATCAGTGCCTCCAGTCGCGCGGTCGTCGCGCCCTTGGCAAGGCGGCGCTTGATCTGGTCAGCGATGTCCCTCTCCGTGGCGTCGAGGATCTCGAAGATGCGCTGGCGCACCCGGCCCGACACACGGAGGAGCCCGATCTGGTGGCGGATCATGGCGTCGAGCCACTCCTCGTTCACATTGTCGGGCATCCCTGGGATCTGGTCGTCAGTCGGCATCGTGGAATCCCATCTCCCCGATGAAGATCGTCTTCATGACCTCGCACAGGCCGATACACTCCGTCATGGACATGCCAGCGTTGGCGAAGCCAGGATTGTACTGGCAGTCGGTGTCGTCGAGGAATATTACGAGGGCCTTGTTGAACGAGCGACGGTCGTGCTTGATGTCCGAGATGACCTCGTGCAGCATGGCGATGACCTCCTCCTTCGTGGGGTCATTCGTCATCCCCAGTCTGATCACTTCCGCCGTCGTCTTCTGATCCGTCGTCTTCGTCTCCGTCGTCATCGTCATCTTCCTCTAGATCGTCAGGGTTGGACATGCCGAGGTCCAGGGAGGCGTCCTCCTCCTGGATCTTGCGGATCTCCTCCTCGAAGTCCAGCTCCGTGACGTCCATGTTCTGGAGCCACATGTGGATGGTCTCGTAGGAGATCGGAGCGCCGACGTTCTTCGCGGCCATGATCTGGACCAGGTCGGCCGGGGCGAACGTGTTGTCGACGAAGTCCAGGTTGGGCGTGACCACCACCTCCTCGGGGTTGGCCCCGATCCACGTGGCGATGTGCCTCAGTGTCTGCTGCAGCCCGAAGGCCCCTGTGATGGCAATCTGGTTGAGGGTGGCAGTCCGGGCCGCGACGCGCACGGTCAGTGCCTCGCCTGACTCCCGCTCCCTGGACACGGAGTCCAGCAGCTGTCCGCCCTTCTGGGCCGCTCGGTTGTAGTCGTTGGTCAGAGCCTCTCGCTGCTCGGAGAGCCCAGAGCTGTCCACTCCGATGTACTTGGCGTCGGCGTCCGTCGGCAGGTCGAGCCGGGCATTCGCTCCGACCCTGGCCTGCTCGTCCTGCAGGTTGGCGCCGATCGTCACCAGTGTGTCCTGGCCCTGGTTGAAGAGGGACTGGCGATAGTCCGCCTCCCCACGGTAGATCGTCAGGACGAGGTTGGAGAGCCCAAGGAGGGGCGGCTGGTCTGGCTCCGGCACGATGTCGCACGAGTTGATGAACGTGAACGGGATCATCTGCAGCGTGGTGCCTCGGTGGCTCGGCGTGACCATCTCTCCCTGGGAGAACGTGAACTGGTTGTCCCGGAACACTCCCACGGAGTAGACGCCCTGGCCCTGCGGCTCGTTGACCTCCGCCTCGCCGAGGATGAGCACGCGGTACTTCTCCTGCCACACCCACTCGAAGTCCTTGTCCCTCTCGTACTCGCTCTCGTCGAGCACCACGAGGTTGAGGTTCTGGATCTGGATGCCGTCGGATCGGCCCTTGTCCCAGTTGATGATGGCCTCGGCCGTGTAGAGCGCGATGTACGGAAGGTCGTTGATCGTGGTGCTCGGCCCGGAGGCCTGGACCCGCTGGTCGCTCTGGCTCGGTGCCTTCGGCATGTCCGTCAGCAGCCCGAGCCTGCCTGTGATGAGCTGCTCCTCGTTGATCCGGCGGAGCAGCATCTCCAGTGACTCGTTGCGCAGCGTGGCCTTCTCGCGGAGGGGCTCCATGGTGGCAGGGAGCTCGATGACCGGAGGCTTGTGGTGCATCACACCGATCATCGCCTCGACAGCGTCCCTCACGATGTCCGGGACCACGGCTCGCAGCCGATAGGCGTCGTACTGCTTCCAGCCGGGGTCGTTGGCGGAGTTCATGCCGTCCTGCTGCATGCCGGACGTCGGTGGCAGGTAGACGCCGCCCTTCTCCTTGACCTGGTGCTGGCCCTCGTGGGTGTCGCGCACCTGGGTCCACTGGTCGAGGTTGTCTGTGTAGAGCGGGTGCTTGGAGTCAACTCCCATCAGTACATTCCTGTTGTTGAGCCGGTGGCGGCACGGTTGCCGACGAACCGGACGCGGTATCTGGTCTCGTCGCCGACGTGGTCTTCAGCGTCCGAGTCTACGTCATCGGGGTCCTTTTCACAACGAGGAAGTACTGGGACTGTGCGAATGAACTGATCGCAGTTGTCCATGACGAACAGACCGGGCTTCTCCCTCGGTGTGCCAAGGATGGTGCCCTTGTCGTCCCTGTTGGGACCGGCGTCGCGCATCATCTTCCGCATCATCTCCCACCCGGTCTTCCTCGACCCGGCGCGCTTGTCGGCGCGTGTCCACACGATGCCCTTCTTCATGGAGCCGTCCTCCATGCGGATCTTCTTCTCCATGTCAGCACCGATGCTCACTCCGTTCTCCACGTCGTAGATGGAGGAGTCAGCCGGTCCGGGCTGCACCGTGCGGGTCGGGAAAAGGATCATCTCCCGCTCGCGTATGCCCTTGGCGATGTCGACCGCCAGCATCTTGAGGCCCTCGTTCGGCCGGTTGCGCCAGCCATACCACTCGGCCACCCTGTACAGGTCGCCACGGACGGAGCTCCTCCACCTGCCCTCGCTGTCCTGGAAGTCAGAGCCGTCGCTCTCGGCCCACCATCCCACGGAGAACGGGGCGGACGAGCCCCAGTCGAACGAGCGGTCGAGCTTCCACGACCTCGGGATGATGAAGCGCTGGACCACGTTGATCTTCGGGTCCCACACGTCGTCAAACATGCCACCGGCCACGATGTCCCAGCTGCCCTCGAGCCACGCGGCCAGCTTGGCGGGGTTGTCGGCCTGCTCCTTGAGCTGGGCGATGTAGTTCGGCTGTGCCTTGAGGAGGATGGTGTTCTCCCAGATCGTGCCCTTGATGGCCACGCGGCAGAGCTGCTTGCGGATCGGCTCGCCGGTCTCGGGGTCCTCGAACTCGTACGTCTTCCTCCGGATGATGCCGTCCTTGGCTGGCAGCTCGAAGTGGAACTTGACCACGTTGTGCCCCGGCCCGTACGGGTTGGTCGTGGCACGACAGCGCAACGGGATGTCCGGGTGCGTCGTCCGCAGGCAGGACATCATGGAGGTGTACCCCTCCAGAGTGGGCCAGTTGGTCAGCTCGTCCCACCCGATGAACTGGAACTCCTGACCGTGGTACTTCCAGTAGTCAATGGGCTTGTTGAACTGGCGGAAGAGCAGCTCCTCGCCGTCCGGGAACACCCACTTGTTGGCCGAGCCGTTGTAGCGAGCGCCGGGAAAGATCTTGGGGAACCAGCGCTTGCTCTTGGTGATCAGATCCTCCAGCTGGGGATAGGTCTGACGGAAGATGATGCCCTTGTACTGCAGGCCCCATCCCCTGCCGACGAACTGCGCGAAGTCCATGAGCAGGGTGTCGGACTTCCCTGGGCCACGGGTGCCGTGGTAGAGCAGCTCGAAGATGGAGGTGCACTTGAGGACCATGGTCTGCGAGCCGGGCAGGGGAGCCCAGCCCACCTTCCTGCCTCCGATGGCGAGGTGGGAGACGTCGCTCACTTGACCTCCGTCACATCTTCGAGTGGCAGGTCGATGTCCTCGACCTTGGCCGGTGACTCTGGTGCCACGAGGACGCCTGTGTTGACGTTGACGTTGACCGCCTCCCGGTTGCCATAGCCAGAGGGGTCCGCCTTCTTGAGCGCCAGCTCGAGCAGCTTGTCAGAGTACTTGCGGACGTATGTCACAATCTCGGGGTCCTTCCCTGCCACGACCGGCTCCAGGACACCCTCGACCGCGCGACGGAACAGCTCCCGCTCCAGCAGCTCGAGCCAGTCGTTGTGCGCCTCCTGCACCAGCGTGCCGAAGTCGTCGTCGTGGACCTCCCAGTGGCGGACCACGTTGTAAGAGACACCGGCTGCCCTGGCTGACGCGCCCTTGCGGCCGGTCTGCGCGTAGTACGCCAGGAACTTGGCCGCCGCCCTGTCGTCAAAGCGCCTCTGCTCCACGACCGGCTTGTCCATGAACTTCTTGGTCCGCTTGTCAGGGAGGTCCTGGTCTGTCACCTCCAGCTCGACGTGTGCCACGGAGCCAGTGGTGGCTGGCAGGTTGTCCGTGGTCGTCTCTGCTCGGGGCTGGTTCTTGGATCTGGTCTTCGGCGTCTTCGCCATCGTTCTGAGTCTCCACATAAATGCGCACGTGCGATTCGGGATTCACGTTCTGCGGAGATCATAGTGCCCAAGGGAGTGGGTGCACAACTCTACAGTTTTTGCTGTAGATTCTAGACGGACCTGACGGGACCTGATGCCTCACCTCCGTCAGGTCCGAGATTCACAAGTGAAAACAATACAGTACCTGATAGACCTGATAGACCTGATAAAATAAGATGGAAATAAAAATATATGAAAGTCCAGCAAACACAAAACTGACCGGTCCGTCAGGTCCATCAGGTCCCGTCCTCTCTTGGGCTCCGATCACTCAGCGAGAACAATGACTTGCGACGGACCTGATGAAACGCCATTTCTCACGCCCATCAGGTCCTGGACCTGATGCATCAGTCCTTGAAGAGCCCAGAAAGGTCCGCCGGGACATAGCCGTCGCCCTTCTCCACGCGGCCAGAACCATGCTTTCTCGGCTCTCCATCCTGCAACTTCGTCATGTTGGACTGATGGACGAGGGCGAAGGCGGCGTCCTTCTTGGCCGCCAGACGGAGTGAGATGTACGCCCCGTCGAGCACGTATTGCACGTCTGAGAGCTCCTTCAGAATGTGCTCGGGGTCGTCGGCGGCCAGTGCCCCAGAGACCTCGGCGACCTCCTCCAGGAGGAGCTGGAGACGCAGGAGGCGGACGGAGCCCACGCGTCGGGCCTGCTCCTTGATCGCGTCTGCCTGAGCCTGCAGGACGCCCTCCCACTCGCCCAGCAGGTGTGCCTCCTCCGGTGTCTGGAAGTCCACGTCGCTGCATTTGAACGCGGTGTGGAACTCTGCCACCTGAGCCAGGGTCGACGGCTCGGGCGCGTTCGTGCTCCCGACGACCTCCTCGGTCTCCCAGCCCTTGTAGCCGCCCTTCGTCTTGTTGACGATGACGACATCGCCCATGTTCGCCGTCTTGCCGTTGCGCATGGCCTTCAGCGAGAGCGGGACACCGTCGCACTGTGGCACGTGGACCTTGAAGTATGGTGACTGGGGATGCGGTGGGTAGCTGACTATTCCAATGAGGTGTGTCATCTCTTCTTTCCTGTCGATAGTAATATGCCCAGGACTGCTCCGAGCCAGAAGAGTGGCCAGAACAGATACATGAGCAAGAGGGAGGGGAAGACGGGCTGACCCGGCTTCGTGCGGACGGGGTTCTTCATTCCCCATATCATCATCTCTCCGGAGCAGATCGCCCCGATGAGGTACCAGTGGAGGAGGGACAGTCCCATCATCGCCGGAGCTCCTTGAACGAGTGTGGCGGGTGGGTCGAGAGCCGGACCATGCCGAGTCCCAGCTCGAGGTACCAGCTGGTCCAACTGCCCGCGCGAACGCCCAGGCAGAACTCCCAGCCTCCGCCGAACCGACCCATGCCGCCGACGGGTCCCCATCCCCACCTCTTGTTCGGCCTGGCGTTGTATGGCGAGGCCTGGCTCATGAGCTGCCACGGCCACCTGTCTGCTGTGATGAAGACACGGCCGATCCGAAGGGAGTTTCCGCGTCTCTCAATCACGGTCGTCCCTCCGGCGATACCGCTGTCTGTCAGCGGGAGGCGGAGGGTGCTGGATCTGGCTCCGCTCGGCCATCACAGCCGCGTCCAGTCTCTCCTTTGGCACCTGGCCGTGCAGACACGCGATCCTGTGGATCTGGTCCGGGCTGGCCCCTCGGCCGAGCCGGATGGCTGCCATGTCGTAGCTGCTCCTCGGCGGTCTATTCCACATTCGCTCTCTCCTTCACGATCTCGCCGATGAATCTGTCCATCAGCTGGTTGTACGGCGGCAGGGGCGGCTCGTCGAGCCAGATCCTCCTCCACCATGGCTTCTGGTGCCAGCGGGCGCGGGTGCAGGCCGGACAGTCCAGGTCGGAGCACATCTGCCATATCGACTGGCACAGGCCCTCGCGGACACCCGCGTCGACGGCCTCTCTCAGCGTCAGGTTCACAGGTTCCTCCTCACGACGGCCTGCGCGCCTGGCAGCAGAGAGTTGGTCTCGTCGAACAGCATGCCTCTGTGACGCCCTTGGCGAATGTCCTCGTCGGTCATGAACTTGATCAGTCCCTCGCCGGGGAAGTGCAGGCGCAGGTTGGCCAGGTTGCACATCGCCAGTCCGTGGGTGTCGCGCACCACCCGGCGCATGATGTCGTCTCCGTCCCGGTGGCGTCGCACCAGGTAGAGGATCCGCTGGCCGCAAACGGCGCGGCCGATTGCCTCGTGCAGGTTCATTGCAGCAGTCTCCATAGTGTCAGTGTGGCGTGGTGCGCCTGCGTCTCGGTCACAGGCCAGCGGTGGCATATGACTCGGCCGAGGCCCCTCTTGTGCAGATCGATGTCCTCGAACCGCGTCTCTTTGAGCCACCTCTTCGTGAACGGGCTCATCTCGCGGTGGAGAGTCTCGGCTATCTCAAGCTCGATGCTCCTCTCTAATCTCACTGCGGACATCTCTCCAGATCTCCTGTATCTGTCGGGCCGTGTCCATCCGGACCGGCTCTGTCCCGCCCAGGCCAGCGGCCTCGAGCCTCTTGTTGAACTCCGCCTTCCGGCGCTCGTGCAAGTTGTTCACTTCCAGTCCTCCGCGCAGTCCGGGTCGTCGATCTGCACGACTCGGCAGTTGGGTTTGACGCCTCGCAGATAGAGGCAGAACGGCATCCGTGTGGTCTCGAGCATCACGGTCTCTGGGTCGAGGTCCGGCACGAGCTCGGGCACCTCGGGATGGACAAAGGTGCACTCGAGCCCCATGATGTTGAACTCGCGAGTGTCCGGGTTGAACTCGAGGAACGAGCCCCACTCCCAGCCGCGACGGAGCTCCAGCCACGTGTCGTGGTCGAGCACCCAGCGGGCCTCCTTCAGACGGAGGTCGATCGCCTGCTGATAGAGCGCGAAGAACTTGTCGTTCATCGCTTTCATGTCGAGCGTCTTCACGAGTCCTCGTCCCTGGTCTTGGCCGAGCGGCGCTTGCCACGGAGGAGCTCCTCCTTCTTGGCCGGGTCGATCTCGAGGATCTTGCTGTCGCCGTCGGTCGTGTTGAAGTATGCCTTGATGACATGGCCCCGCCACTCCGGTGCCGGGTTGACCGTGTAGGGCGGCCGGAGGGACAGCTGTCCAGCCATCACCTTGGCCCCGGACTTGCTGGTCGCCTCTATGTAGCAGACCCCGTCCTTGTGCTTCACCTGCCAGATCAATGCTTCCGCTCCTCTATTTCGCGCTGGACCTCGGAGCCCTCGTAGGTGTGCCCCATCCAGATCCGCGCCGCGCTCTCGTCGTCTGTGGGACGGGAGTGCTGTGTGTAGGGCAGGGGCGGCAACCGCCTCCCGAATGCCCGTTTGATCATCTGTTGGCTGGTCATTGTGTTCTCCTCTTCAGACCAGTTTGAACTTGCCAGAACGCTCCTGGGCCAGCGGCTTGCTGTCGCCCTTGGCATCGAACCAGAGCTCCATGCACCACTCGCCAAACATCACCTTCTGGTGACCCTTCTTGTTTGTCTTCACGAGAGTGCCCTCGAAGACCTTGCCTGTGGATGTTTGAACGACTTGCATTTGCCTGACTCCTCTTCTATGAATTCATCATACCCTGAATGTGTTAAGCGAGGGTTAATGGACTCACGATTTCTTCCCTCTCCTTCTCTTTGCTTGGCACGATCCTCTTCCGCCACGCGTACGCGTTCTTGTCGGGGTCGCCGCTCTCTCCGTTGAGACCGATGTAGTCGCCATTGATGGAGGTGACGAACCCCTCTTGGACACCCTTCTCGCCACCGACCTTCCAGGTGAAGGCGACCTGTATGTAGTCGCCGAGCTCGGGAAACCCACGGGTCCGCCACCACTGCTCCCACTCCCAGTCACTCATGACCCGCTCCTGTTGTTCCAGCGCCGCGTGGCGCTGTGGGTGTCCACTCGTCTCACCATCCCCTGCATCGAGCCACCGCGAACGGGCGGGTGCGTGGCCCCGCAGTCCTGGCATCGAACGGTGACGGAGACCGGGTATCCGCTCTCCATCTCCTCGTGCTCCTCGGCCGCTCCGCCGCAGAAGGGACATGGCTTCAGGTCCGCCTCACGCGGTCTCATAGCGCAGGTTCCCCCTCTTCTTGTCGAACTCGAAGTCTGCCTGGGTGTACTCGGTCTCGCGGACCAGCGTCTCGCCCGTCTGGGGACCGTGCTCCTGGATGTATGCCACCGCTGACCAGCGCCGCTGGAAGGACTTGGATCCCACGCGCCCAGTGCGCAGCGAGCGGATCTTGCCGTCGTGACAGATCTCGTTCAGCGGAGGGTTGAGCACCTCCTTGACCGCCTCGACGTGGCGCGCCATCGTCTGATGGACGCAGTTGGGGTCCCAGACCTGCCCGTGCACCACCACGAAGGCGTGGCCTGGGACCGACACGAGGAACACACCGCGTGGGTGCGCCTCGCAGAACTCTTTGAGCGTGTACTTGACGCGGACGCGGCGCTCCCACTCCTCGCCGTGCCAGCTCGTGTACGACACCCACTTGTAACCGCGCCGGGGCAGTGCCACACTCCGGAGGGACAGGCCCAGGTCACGGGCCGCGCCGGTCCACTTGGAGTGGGTCATGCCCTGGTTGTCCTCGTAGCCCCGACCGCGAAACGCGGCCAGGATCTCGTCGTCTGTCTTCGTGCCGTTCATGACCGCCTTGACGGCCACGAGAGTGCAGTTGTTATTGAATGACTCGATCTTCTCCATCTCTGCCTCCCTCAGACGCTCATGAAGCCGTGCTGGCTGGCGATGCCGACGTAGCCACCGGTCTCGTTCCGGTTGAAGTACTCGCTGATCAGGAAGATCGCGGTCCAGCGGCCCTCGCCGTTCTGGCACTTGATGTAGCGGCAGGCGAACTTCTCGCCGCCCGTGTACTCTGCCAGTCCCAGCTTGACGAGGGCCTTGTCCAGGTTCGCCTCGGTGGCGTAGGACTTGGAGTTTTCGAGTGTGATTACATGTGACATGGTGGTGCTCCTTTTCTATGACACCATCATGCCCGAGTTCCGTTCAGAAGTAAAGCGACTTCTGGCACGGTGGTTAACAGATCGCTACTCCTTCACCTCGATGCGCACGTGGATGATCTCGGGCGGCCTCTCGCCCTGGAGACTGTTCTTCTGCACGTACAGGGTGGTCACGCCTGTGTCGCCGCCCACATGGGCGTAGCGATGGCAACCCTTCGTCTCCTTGTCGGGCTGGATCGCCATCTCGATGTACTTGAACAACTTCACCATCTCTACTCTCCTCTCGCCTTTCTCAGGACTTCGTTGATGTCGACGTATTGACGACGGCCTCGGTGGATGATGAAGTATCCACCTCGGTAGACGTTGTGGTAGACCCGGCGCGGCCCGTGGCCTGCCACATGCACCATCAGGTCTGTCGGCTGCTTGCCGGGGACTCCTCCGCGCGACCAGCTGCCACGCAGCCGGTACGGGATCCACCCTGGCCTGGGCAGTGCTGTCTTCATCGCCGCGTTGAACATCAGAACACCGTGTCGTTGTGGGCCCAGGACACGTTGAGCGAGGTTCCGGGGAGAACCTCCTGCACGTGGACTCCCGCGTGGTCATATGACAGCATGTACTGGAGCCGCTTGGCCTTCTCGGTCCGGTTGTAGCTCTTCTTGCCCGCGTGCTCCTCGTACTCCCTGGAGCACTCGCGGACGTGCTGGCAGCCGTTGGCCACGATCGTTCGGGCCTCGCTCGGGGAGGTGGCCCAGACCACCACGGAGCACATGACGTAGTTCTCCTCGCGCACGTACACCCAGAAGGGCCGCGCTCCGTCGTTGAGCTGTGGCATGAAGTCCCGTGTCTCGCTCGGCGTGACCCACGCCTGGAACGGGTCGGGCAGTGTCGGTGTGTCGGTCATGTTGTCCTCCTCAGTTGAGTGTTGACACGGCGGCGAAGAAGCCCAGGCGAGACACGTTCACGCCCTCCTTCTTGCCCCAGGCGATGAGGTGTGCCTTCCAGCCACCCTTGCGGATGTTGCCGTCGCGGTCGCGGTACTTGAAGCTGTGCTTCGCCAGCTGGTCGAACGGCAGCTCCACGTGCACCGGCTCGTCGCCGATGTAGCCGTGGCAGTAGGACACGTCCCAGGCTCCGAAGCCAGGGTCGCTCACGATGCGGAAGCGCGTCACGCGCAGACCCGGCTCGGACCAGTCGACCGTTCGGGCATCCCGGAAGGTCTCGTGGTAGTTGTTGCCAGCCGGAAGGAGGTTGGTCCCTCCGATGGACGGATCGTCGTACGTGATCATGACAGCTCTCCAAAGGGAACGATCGTCAACCGGCGCGGGTTCTTGCCGGAGTTCTTGCTGATGAACTTGTAGTCGCGAACGACCATCTCAGCCAGCGGCTTGTTGCTGTACAGGGTCGGAACGCGGCCGAGCTGCTGAAACGTCTCGCCGCCTGACTTGACCCAGTTGCCGTGGTCGTCTTTGATCGCGTAAAACATGGTGGTGCTCCTTTTCTGATGAGAACATCATAGCCCTCGTGCGTTCAGAAGTAAAGCGACTTCGCACGCGTTGGTTAACAGGAGCCTAACATCACGATGACCTGGCCGACCATGTAGCCAGCCGCGATCACGACACCGATGGCAGCCGCTCTCCAGAAGGTCATTTCTTGTACCTCTCCATTCTCTTCAGCAGCGCGCGACCGTGGCCGGGGTGATGCTGGAACTCGGTTGACAGCTTGAGCTGCGCCATGGCGGCGATCGCCGCGCCCTTCTTGCTGGGCCGGAAGCCCTTGGGCTTCTCGCCGATCTTCCAAGACGTCTTCCAGCACTCGGGACAGAACGGCTCGAACACCGGCACCTGCTCCCGCGTGGCCCGGTCCATCTTGAACTTCATGCCGTGGCCGGGGTCGTAGCGCCGGAGGTAGACGTGCTGCGGAGTGCCCAGGGAGGAGAAGCCGCGAGCGCGCATGGCCTCTGGCAGCGCGCGGCGGCGGACCTGTCTCACGATCCACGTCTCCATCTGCACCTCCGCCTTGAAGGCGTCGTCCTCCTCCGTGCAGTCTTCGTCCCAGAGGCGGTGCCACGGGCCGAAGCCCATGTCCCACGTGAGACGGTAGAGGATGTCGCCGACCCTGGTCATGACGCCTGCTCCAGGATGGACACGCGCTGAGGGTGCTCCCCGTCCAGGGACTGGACGATCTCCACGTCCTCCAGGATGCGGCCGTCGAGCACCTCGTGGAGGCGCTTGTTGCCGTCCATGAGCAGCGGGTCGAAGTCCATGTGGCGGTCGGTCCGGGTGCCGAGCTTCACGATTGCCACGGCCTGGCGATAGGCGTCGTACTCGGTGTTGAGGACGGGCACTCGCATGGTCACACGGACCACGTCGCCGATCTTGATCTCTCGCCCGGTGCGGTCGTAGAGGATCTCGTCCGAGCGGAGGTCCCTCACTTGTCCCTCCCGATGAATCCGCCGCGCTCCTTGCCCTTCTCCGGCTCGTGGCCCTTGACCTTGGCCTTCTTCGTTATGGTGATGCCGTCCTCGTCGAACCAGGCACCGTCCGGGATGGTGCCCTCCTTGGTCGCTTTCGGCTGGAGGTGGTAGCGGTTGCACCCGTACAGGTGGTCCGCCCGCGCGTCGATCACGCCCTTGAAGCCAGTGATGTTGCACTGTGCCTCGTCGCCGTTCTCGTGTTTGAACATCACGTTCGCCATTGTCGTTCTCCGTTTCTGTGTGGGAGTGGAGAGGGCCGGTGCGCTGAGCGTGACACCGGCCCTCCGTCTGACCCTCCGGGACGGGTCAGTTGTTCGCGGCACCACTCAGGGCGCGCTCGAGCATCTCGGCCATGCCGCCCTGGCCGACGTCGCGCTGCTTCGGCACGAGGTAGACCGCGCCACCGTCCGCGTCTTCATACGTGAAGTCGAGGGAGTACTGCTTGTCGTCGCCGAGCTCGAAGCCAGCCGCGAGGACCAGCTTGTCGTAGACCTCGGTGCGGAATGCCTTCTGTTCATTGGCAAAGATCTCGTATGCCTCCTGGGCCGCCTTCTGCAGCTCCTCTGCCCGGTCCGAGACCGACTGGTCGATGTCGCGGATCTGACGGGCCAGGTCGAGGAGCTCTCCGGAGAGGGCCTTCGGGGCGAGCTTGACGGTTGTGTCGTTTGAATCCATGGTTCTATTCTCACTTTCTGTTACAGACGCTCACACTCTTGTGAGTGCCATATGTATACTTCTGAACCGCTCAGAAGTAAACCCCTTAAAATGGGATGTCGTCCTGGACGTCCGCCTCGGTCGCCGACCACTCGAAGGGTCCGCCCATGACGTCGTCGAACTGGTCCCTGCACTCCTCCAGGGTCGGCAGGTGGTAGACGGGTCGCTTTCCTCCGCCACCAGTCTGCACCCTCTTCCTCTGGATCCCTGGACAGGCGCGGCTGAGAAACTTGCCGAGCTCTATCCGCGTGGCCCGGTAGTGCTCGCTCTGGTCCTGCATGTCCTTGACGTAGGAGTGCCAGACGTGCTCCACCTCCAGCTCCCGCGACCAGCCGTCCTCCGGGTTTATGACGTAGCCCCTGTCCAGCCGTGCCATCCACCACTGCCCCAGCTTGGGCATCGTCCGCATCCGCTGGTCCAGCAGTGCCTCTGTGATTGGCACCCGGCGCACGTTGTAGTCGGACAGGTCGTAGTCCATCAGGAACCGGAGCAGGTTCTCCCGCCCGCCGTTGTTCAGCTCGTTCTTGATCTTGGCGAAGTAGGAGCTGTCCTGGAGTCGCTTGTCCGACACGTCCAGCACCATGAAGCGCCGGGAGTCGGGACCGGCCGGGACCACCCAATCGCTGTTGGAGGACATGACCACGTGGAGGTAGTTCGGGCACCGGGTGATGTCGACACCCTTGGCCTCGATTGGCATCATCTCCTCGGTGACGATCATCTTCAGCGTGGCCTCGTGCTTCTTGTCCCCGGCGAAGAATGCCTCGTTGGCGTGGACCAGCACCTTGTCGCGGAGGTGGGCGTTGAAGTTGCCCAGGAACTGGCCGGAAGAGGAGCTCTCGAAGTAGTGGCGTGGGAAGAAAGAGCCCAGGGTGCCGACGAACGTGTTCTTGCCGGTGCCCTCCTTGCCGCGCATGACCAGGGCCGTCTCGCTCTGGGTCGCGGGGTTCTGCACCAGTCGCGCGGCCCATCCGATGGTGTACTTGTAGTGCTCGTCGTTGCCGTTGCACACGTTCTCGAAGACGTGCTCCAGCCAGCGCTCGTGAGCGCTCCCGGCGACGGCCTGGCAGGCGAAGCCCTTCCACAGGTTGTACGCCTGTGGCGGTGCCTCGCCGGAGGGGCTGAAGACTATCCCGTCCTTGTACGATCGCCGGTCCTTGTGCTCCATCCACCACTTCCCGAGCTTCTGTGTGATCGGCATCCCCTCCTTGGTCTGACCGATCTCGACCCGCTGGTTCGAGTAGAACTTCTCGAAGGAGCCGGGGTCCATGAATGATATCTCGCCGTCCTCGGCCTCGTAGCCGACCTTGATCTTGCCGCCGACCATGGTGACGAAGTGGTTGTCGTTCAGCGATGGCAGCGCCGGGTTGATGGCGCACTCGTGAGCGCGCTGCAACTGCCGCACCATGTAGCCGTTGGAGTTCCGCTGGTCAAGCACGTGGCCGGATATGAGGAAGTCCGGGTCCATCATGATCGACGCGATCACGTCGTCTGGGATCTCGCAGCGAACCAGCTCGCACAGGACGAACCAGAAGCACTCCGAGCGGGAGGGATACCGGTCCGGGTTGTCCGGGTCCAGGCCCTGCACGCAGAGCATCTTCACGTACTGAGGCACCTCCCCGTGCTGGTCCAGGTCGTCTATCTCAGAGAGCCGGGGCAGGTTGCCCGACAGCTGGACCCGCGCGCGGCCCACGTCGCCCTGGTCACCGCCGTCCAGCAGCGGAGCCTGTGGGAAGAGCGAGAGCTCCACGGACTGGTCGGCCTTGTGAACCAGCTTGGCGAGCCGCTCCGTCCGACCCTGTGTCCGCTTCTTCTTGTTCGGGACGTTGATGGTTCCCGGCAGCCGCATGATCCGGTCGACGTTGAAGCAGTGGTCCCCGCCGAGGTCCGTCTCCAGCTGTCTGTTGTACCGCTCGAAGTCGGCCCACGCCTCCTCCGAGGGGCTTGTCACCCGGACCGGCTCGGCCAGCTTCCAGAAGGCCTGGTACCCGTTGCCGGAGTCGATGATGAGAGTGGGAGCCGGGGAGTGGCCCTTCAGCTTCTTGAGGATCCGCTTCCGCTCCGCGTCGAACAGCGACGGGTCGGCGGAGGGATCGACGTCGACGTGCACCCAGTCCGCCGCCACGATGTCAGCCTTGGTAGGCTTCTTCGTGATCGACTTCTCGCCGGTGTCGTTGACCTGGAAGTATATGTTCTCGTGGCCCGCGCGGGACTCCAGCCAGTCGGACAGCATCCGCTCGTGCTGGGGCCGGAAGGTGGTCGTCGTGATCCGGCCGTTCGGGACGATTGACATGAGCACCCACGGGCCGCCTGGGCGGAACCACTTGAGAAAGTCAATCGATTCCTGGATGTTGGGTTTCAAGACGCGCCTCCGTTTCTGCGAGCGACCAGTATAGGGTCACTGCTCCCAGTACCAAAGGAGCTGGTCGCAGGACTCCAGACCGTTCTCCATCTTGTTCACCCAGAGCCTGGAGACGCCGAGGTCTCGGGCCACCTCGCGCTGTGTCTTGCCCGCGCGGCGGCGGTAGATCAGGCACTTCTCGTGCACCTGGATGCCTCGCAGCCTCTTGGGCGCGAAGTTCACCTTGTCCGCCTCCATCAGCGACACCTGCCTCCGGTCGAGCCCCATCTGTCGCGCGGCCTGTCCCTGGTTCTCACCACGGCGGCGGCGCCACAACAGCAGGGTCTCACCGGCTGTCAAAAAGTCCGAGTTGCCTGTCAGGTCGATCCGAGAGTATCGCATTCTTCAGTTCTTTCTTCCACTTCTGCCGCGTGGTCCAGTGACCCACGGCATGTTTGATTAGATCCCCTCGCGACAGGTGCCCAAGGACATCGCTGGCAACTCGCCCGTTCAGCAGCAGGATGTCGTTCTTCACCTTGATCAGCACCTGGCAGCGTCCGCCCGCCAGGCACCTCCTCTTGTGCCAAACCCTCTGCTGGGGCGTGTAGTGCTCCACTCGGAGCGGCGTGTCCTCGCGGACCGGCCAGCTGTCCACCTGCTTCAGCTCCAGCCAGCCATGGATGTGGTTGACGTCCGGAGTGCCGTCCCGATCCGGCGTCTCTATCCGGATCGGGTCCCAGCCGAACAGGGCTGGCTTGACGGAGCTGCTCCAGAAGCCTGCCTCGCTCACGGCACGATCAACTCGTTCGCGACACCGGCCTCGTCGAACATGATCCGGGAGACCTGGTGCGCCTCGTCCCAGCGCTGGTTGTCGGAGGCCCAGGAGACCACGCGGCGGATGCCAGACTGGATGATCAGCTTGGCGCACTCGTTGCAGGGGAACAGTGTGCAGTAGAGCGTGCCACCCTTCGCCTGCAGTCCTGCTGTGAGGATGGCGTTCGGCTCCGCGTGGACCACGTACATGTACTTCGTGGGACGGTCCTCCAGGCGCTCCCTGGAGTCCTCCACGCCGACGGGGAAGCCGTTGTATCCCATGCCAACCACGCGGTTGTCCTCGGAGACGACGACGGCTCCCACCTTCGTGCTGGGGTCCTTGGACTTCAGGTTCGCCCAGAACTCGGCGAGCTTGAGGTAGTCACGGTCCCACTTAGCAGCGCGAATGTGCACGTTGGCCCGGTTGTCCAGCGCCTTCCGCACCGCGTCGGGCAGCGGTGGCTGGTCCGGGTCCGGCGGGTCCTGCAGAACCCTCGGAGGACAGACCGTGTCGGTGTCGATCTCGCCGAAGTCCTTGGCCTTCTGCTGGAGGCCGTCCTGGTAGAGGAACTTCCACTCGTGGGTCACGTCGGACATCCAGAAGCCGGTGATCTCCACCATCTCCCCGTCCGCGAGGCACACGCAGTCCCCGATCCTGTATCCGTTGCACGTGGCGAGGTCGTCGCCTGTGTGAGTCACTGTAGCCATCTGCTTCTCCTTTTCTTCAGTCCTCTCTCCATGGCTTGAGAGCCTTGCCAGTACTCGGCTTCACCCGCCTGGCAAAGTAGTTGTACACGCCCTCGCGAACCTTCTTCTGGAAGAGGAACACCTTGCCCTCCTCCGCCGCGTCCATGAAGAACCGTGCCACCTCCGGCCTCCGCCCTGCGTAGTCCGCCTGCATGTACATTATCTGGTCACCGGGCTCCGCCTCTCGGAGCCAGTCTTTGAATCTGTCTACACTCATGCTGCTTCTCCCCATGAGACACCCACCTCCACGTCCACTTTGGAGGGGACATTGATCTCCACGCAGGTCCGCATGATCTCGGCGATCTTCTCGGCCTGCTCTCTTGACTCGACTGTGAGGTCGATCTCGTCGTGCACCTGCAGCTGAAGCTCGTAGCCCGCCTCGTCCGCCGCGACCATGGCCGCCTTTGTCTGGTCAGCAGAGGACCCCTGGATGAGCCGGTTCAGTGCCTTGTGGGTGCCCCAGTAGTTCAGTCCGTCGTCTCCCATCTTGAAGCGGCAGCGACGGCCGAGCAGCGTGGTGATGAACCCGCGCTCGGTGGCCCGGTCCTTGCAGAGGTTCTCCATCTGCTTGACGAACGGGACCTTGGCATGGAATGTCTCAAACAGCCGCGCGCCCTCGTCGCCCGCGACCACCATCTTCTGTCCCTTTCTTGGGCCCTTCTTGAGCTCGATGATCTTGGTGGGCAGCTGGAGGTCGTGGCAGAGCTTCTCCTGTCCCATCCCGTAGCAGAGCCCAAGGAAGATGATCTTGGCCTCCTTCCTGGAGATCCCGGCCATGTCCGCCATCATCTGGTGGTTGTCCGTGTCCGGGTCGTCTCGGTACTTCTGCGCCGCCTCGGACGCGCCGGGCATGCCGCATATCTCGGCGAAGTGCACGAGCATCCTCGGCTCCTGCTGGGAGTAGTCGAGGGCCGCCCAGAGGCCACCGTCGTCCGGCCGGTAGATGCGCCGCCAGATCGGGGCGATGTCCTCGTCGCGGGACGGCTGCTGCTGCATGTTCACGTGCTCGCACGACAGCCTCCCGTAGCGGGCTCCCTTGGTGCCCTTGCCGTTGTCCTTGTCCGCCGCCATCTGGTTGAAGGAGCAGTGGATCCGACCGTTGACCATGTGGTTCTTGACCGGGTCGATCGCCAGCTTGCGGAGGGTGTCCCACTTGCGGAGGCGGCCCAGGGCGGCGGTCACCTCGCAGTGGCCCTCGTGCCTCGCGATGAAGTGCTTGTCCACAGCGTCATCGGCGTTCAGCTGGTGTCCGGCCGCGCGGAGGGCGTCCACCAGGATGCCCTTCTTCATGGCGTCCTCGGGTCCCACCGCCACACCGGTCACGCGAGTTATCAGGTCGGACGCGTCCCGACGCTCCTTCGTCGCTCGGATCTCGACCTCCATGAGCCGGTCCTCGTCGACCTTGACGCCGCGCTGTCGCATCCTCACCAGCACCGGAAGCACCTTTGACTCCAGGTCCCACACGGCCTGGATGCCCTGTTGCTCGATCTCCTTCTCCTGGAGCTCCAGGATCCTCAGGGGCAGGGCGCAGTCGTCCTCGCCGTAGACGCCCACATAGCGGGCGGGAAGGAGGTGGATGTACGAGCCGAGCTCGCTGTCCTTCCGCATGCCATAGGCGCGGGCCGCCTCGATCATGAGGGTCTTGGACTTCTGCTCTCCGAGCCAGTCCCCGGCGACGGAGTCGAGCGAGTAGAAGAACTTGTTCTCGTTGATGCAGGGCTCCGCGATGAGCACGTCGCGATACGCCTTGACAAGCGGCATGTCGATGCCCTCGGCCCAGGCCCAGTCCAGGTCGTAGCCGAGGTTGGCTCCGACCAGCTCCCCGTCGAACGTCTTGAACTGGTCCTTGATGTAGCGGAGCACCTGGGCCGCGTCCAGGTTGTCGCCGTTCTCATGTCGCACCGGGAGGTAGTGCTTCGGCCCGCCGTCGATGGCAAAGCCATAGCCAGCGATGTGACCGCCCGTCCGCACGGAGGGACCTGTGTCCTTCAAGTGGGGATCGTAGGTCTCGAGATCGAAGGCCACCCTCCGCGCTCCCTTCCAGGAGGGGAGGGTGGACATGTCTGGCGGCTGCCAGCTGGACTCCGGTGCGAACATTGGCAGCTGCATCAGGGCTTGTTCCCTCGCTTCTGGTCGGCGTCGTGGATGGCCTTGGCAATGGCCGCGCGGCGGACGTTGATGGCGACCGCCTGCGACTCCTTCTCGATCTCCGCCAGGTTGCCCTCGCGGAGGTGGCAGACCAGCTGGCCCACCATGCCGACCATCACCGTCATGGCGATCTCCAGGTCCTGTCCGGCGAGGACCTTGGTGACCTCCTTGGACAGGTCCTGAATGCGTCGCTGCTTGTCGATCATGTTCATTTCTTCACCTGGAATGCCAGCTGCTCGATGACCTCGGCCGCTCGCTTGTACTGGATCGAGGACTCCGCCTCGAGCAGCTTGCGAATGGCGAACTCGTCGTCCGCGTTGATGCCGTTGGCACGGAGCCAAGTCTGGTAGTCAAAGACGGCGGGTGGGTTCTTGCTGAACTCTGCCAGCTTCTCCGCGTAGTGCTGGGCCTTGCGGAGGTCGTCCTCGGGAGTTGGGAGGCGCACTCCAACGAGGAAGCACCAGAAGCGCTGGAAACCCGTGTACACGTTCTTCTCGCGCCACCGGGTGAGATACTTGGTGGCGCATCCAATCAGGTATCCCCTGCCGTACTTGTGGGTGATCAGGTCCCAGTGCTGGAACTGACCTCCCTTCCTGTAGTGGCTTCCCGCCACCTGCTTCTTGTTCGCCTCGCTCAAAACGGGAACTCCTCTTCTTCATCAACACGGCCACCTGGACCAATGCATTCCTTCTGGGTCCAGGGACGAGCCTCCGAGATCGGCTCTTTGAGCAGCTCCTCGATGACATCGGATATCTCCGGCCACAGCTTCATCGTGCGACAGACGTCCATGGCGGTGCGGAAGTGGTGCTCGATGTGCGTGTTGCCCAGGAGCCACTCTTCCTGGCACCAGAGCGCGAACTCCAGCATGTCGCAGATCTTCAGCACGTCGAGCTCGATCGGCTCGAGGTTCGGCGAGATGTACAGCGCGGCCTCTATCCGATGCTCCATGGAGCCCAAGAGAATGGCGAGCTCCGAGCCGGAGAGCGGGTGCTTCGCGGGCCAGGGGCTGTCGCCGACCCAGCGCTCCGGCACGTCGTGCCACTGGATGGCCTTGATCAGGTCCGGGTGGCAGTGCTGCGGAAACAGGACCAGCGCGAGGTTGAGCATGTTCCAGGAGTGCTGTGCGACGTCGTAGCGCCGCGTCTTGAGGAGGGTGTGGCAGCGGTCGACCCAGCCGCCCTCCCTCAGCGCCTTGAGACGCTCAGACCTCGTCGTGGTTGGGGCCATCGTCTCTCGCCTTCTTGTATTTGTCCCAGCGCGTCTGAATCCAGTTCATGCACGCGATGCGCCAGTCGTTGTAGGGAGGCATCTGGGAGAGGATCTCGACCGCGTCGGCGTATCGGGCCTCGCCCCTGCCCTGTGAGTATGCCTTGTGCGCCATCATCATCGGCACGCAGACCTTCCGGAAGAAGGCGTTGCGGAAGCCCACGGCACCCGGCTCGTCCAGGAACATGACCAGGTCCTGGTCCCAGGTCTGCCAGCTCTCTGGCTGCTCCATGAGCGGAGTGGGCTCTGACACACCGGCCAGGTACATGTCGTCTGGCGCGACCCCGGACGCGGACATCAGCGGCAGCATCTTGTTGAAGAGGTCGCTATACGCGTGATAGTCGTCCGACACCTGCCAGTACCGACCGACCTCGACGCCGACCGCGCTGGCCACGTACTCCTGGAGGATGGACATGTGCACGACGTTGGCACCGTACGCTCCCCAGATGATGTCGTTGGACCGGTTCCAGACGGTCATGTCCAGCTGGCCACGGTCGTTGATCCGGAAGTGGATGGCGATGTTGCAGGGGACGTCCTTGCCGCCCGCGTCAGCCCGCTCCTGGTCGAGGCCAGCGGCCCACATCTGCACGACGACGCGACGGTCGTTCGGCAGGCGACGGAGACGGTGGACTGCCCAGGAGAGCTGGTCGAAGTCGAAGAACGTCCGCCAGCGCCAGCCGTAGGCTCCCCACATGGTCTCTCCGTCGTCGGAGAAGGACCGCATGTTCTTGGCGAACTTCTCGACGAAGGCGAGGTCGTGTCGACCGGCCAGCATCCAGAGCGCCTCGAACAGGTGGAAGAAGGGATTGGCGTCGCGCAGCTTGGAGAAGAGGACCCTCTCCCGTGGCTGCTCGTACACCGTGGTCACCGGCTCCGGAGCGACGACCGCCCCTCCGTTCCGGGTCTCGCGAGTCAGCCCTGACTCCCGGAGGTACGCGAGACCTCGGGGCAGGGCGTCGTTCACGTTTCGAGCGCGTATCACTTTCACGCGGCTCTCTCCTCTTTCAGGCCAAGGCGCACACTGAGGTTGTCAATCCTCGTGGCCGGCAGTTTGTCAACGGGAGCCGGGATGTTGAGCGCCTTGACAAATGGCGCCACCTCCGGCCACTTCGAAACGAGGGAGTTTGTGGTCGTGCAGGAGTAGATCACAGCCTTGGTCTCTGTCCGCAGCTCAGCCACTCTCCCCAGGTACGCCTTCTTGGCGCTTTCGAACTCTCGCCATCGGACACAGAGCTCGTGATTCGCGTCATAGACTTTGACGCAGGATCCCTTGTGCCTGGATGAGACTGCCCTGAAGACGGAGTCACGAGTGAAGAACTTGGTCCTCTCGTCACCATAGCCATACATGTCTCCATTGAAGTCAATCCTCGTGTGGTCCGTGGCGAACCGGACCTCGAGGTTCCCGACCGTCGGCAGCCAGCCATCTGGCAGGTCTGCCATCAGGTCCCGCTCGCGGACGGTGTAGAGGTCGTCATAGACCGCCGAGCCAATGGCGGCACACTCGTCCCAGAGGACGCACTCCTCCTCGGAGAAGGTCTCCGACAGGATCAATCTGACCAGCTTGTCGCGCTGGCTGTTGTTCATTCGTATCGCGGGCAATTCACTTCTCCTTTTCTTGCGAACTCTCGTACGCCTTCTTCCACAGGACAGTGACCTCCTTCCGAGTGCCAAAGCCCTCGCGGTCCGTCTTGTTCTGCTTCTCACGGACCCGAACAAAGCCGGGATGCAGCTTGGCGAGGCGCTCTGCCCCGGCGTTGTGGACCTTGTGAGTGCGCCAGACGGAGCACCCTCCGGCCGCCTGTGTCTTTGTCTGTCCCTGGGCATACTCGTACCAGACCTTGCACTGCCAGCCCTGCTTGAGCATCTGAAGTGCGATGTCAAAGTCCTCCATCACCTGGACCCGGTTGTGTTCGCAGGCCAGGTAGGCGTCCGTCTGGTAGCCCAGGGCACGCATGTACCGGGTGTTGTAGACCCAGGCCTCTCGGACGCGATTGTTCCCCTCGCGGCCCGATATGCCGACGTGCTCGACCGTGTCAAGGTCGTCGCTCATGAGATGGAACAGCTTGCTGAGCTCGGCCCCGCTCGGAACGGTGAGCTTCCACCAGTCGTCCGTCTGCTCCCACTGGCGCTGGCGAATGTAGAACTCGAGGTCGTCGTCGAGCATCATGAACTTGTCGAAGCCCTCCTTCTCACAGACCTGACCGATCATGTGCCGAGTGGGGACGATGCGCTTGATCTTCTTGTCGAGCACCATCAGGTTGGTGCCCCACTTGTCGCAGACCTTTTCGTACGCCTTGCGCTCGTGGTGCTGACAGACGAGGTAGGTGTGTTGAATCCGCTCGCGCTGGGGGAGGTTTGCCACAGTGCCGCGCTCCATGAGCATGTCAGCGCGGCCGAGTGACGGAATGAAAACTTTCATGCTTTACTCCATTTCTAGACGAGTGGGAGTCCAATCATGACGACTACTGTGCCGACCAAGAACATCGCGAGCACACACCCGCAGAATATCACAGACTTGACAAGTATTTCGAGCATGATGGACTCCCTTTCTAGTCGCATACTACGTCAGGCTGGCTCAGAAGTAAACCCTCTAATAAACTTCGACTGCTGCTCCTCGGTGGCGTCCTGTATGAACGCGCGCTCGGAGACCAGGTAGAACATGACTGCGAGCTGCTCGTAGTGTTGAATGGTGATGTCTGCCACGCGGCGCATCTGCTCCTCGGTGGCCATGATCCTGACCGGTATGACCCGGTCTCGGTAGAGGACACCTTCGTGCTCCCACTGTCCCTTTCCGGGAGCCAGGACTGTCAGCCCGCCCGTCTCGGACCGGACGCGCCTGTCCCACTCCCGGTGGTGCCGGGTGCGAACCGGCCTGCCATCGTTCCAGTTGCACGGGACCAGGATCTCCCAGAGCTGGCTCACGGGAACCTCTGCTTGGGCTTTCCCTCGCCCTGCTTGACGCGGTCGTACTTGTCCCACTCGCAGAGAGTGTGCTCGACCTCTCTCATGGACCACCGGCCCCAGAAGGGTGGCCAGTTCTTGGGGTCACGAGACCGCCCGAGGATCTTCCGCATGAGGATGTTGCACCTGTCCGGGTCCTCGCTCTTGAAGGTGTCCTTGTCGAGCCCAAGGAGGCGGGAGAGGCCCCGGCGAGCGCCTGGTCCAGGATTGGCCCACAGGTCGATGTCGTCGGCGTTCTCGAGCATGTGGGTGTGTCGCAGGTCCGTGACGACCTCGTACGCCATGAACGGACCCATGTATGGCATCTCCTTCAAGGACTTCCAGGCTGACTGGAGTGACGTCGCCGACATCTCCCGGTAGAGGCGGTCTATGTCTGCCGCGCACTGATCCACGCACCACAGGACTCCGTCGAGCTTGTTCATGCCGTTCGGTGTCTTGATGATGTACGCGCCAGTGACCCACGGGTCACGGGACTGCGCCAGTCGGTTGCGAGCATACTCGCTGTTCCACTCGAGGAAGAGGTTGTTCAGGCCTGCCGGAACCTCGGGCCGGGGCTGTCCCGCCAGGATCTCTCCGGTCTCTATCCGATTGAACCAGCGGAAGGCGATCGTGGCGATCAGCACGCGGCGGTCGTCACGAAGTGGCTCGCGAACGTTCTCCCGGAACCAGACGGTGGTCTTGTCCAGCTCTCGGAAGACGTTCGTGAACCTGTAGTCCTGCAGGATGGGGTCCGTTGTCCATGGACCCTCGATCCCCTCGGAGCGCCTGCGATAGATCTGGTGGCGCTCCCTTGCGAAGGCGAAGAATTCACTCAGCCTCTTCATCTTTGGTCGGCTCCTCGAGTTCAATGAAGCCCTTGCTCAGGTTCCAGCGGATGTCAGCCAGGGTGACACCCTTCTTCTGGACAGACTCGATGGTGTCGCCGTCCTCGTACTTCTCGAAGTTGGCGTGGGCCTGCGAGCCAGGACGCTTCGGGTTCTCGTCGGCGGTGACGCGGATCACTGCCAGCTTGTTCAGGGCGGACTTCCGGCCGGTGCTCTGCGACTTGGTGGGGATGTCCTTCGGAGCGACGTCGACGCCCTGGATCAGCTCCCACACGCGGCTGATGGCGGTGGCACGGTCAGAGAACTTCTTGATGGACTTGCCTGCGAGGAGGTTGTACTCGTTGACGAGTACCTTGGTGGAGACGGCCTCGAGATCTTCCTTCTTCTCGATCTCGTGCTTCTCACCCATTGTGTCGATAGTGTACATTGTAGTCTCCATTTCTGCGTTGATGATGGAGTGACCATACCTCGAGACTGTTCAGAAGTAAACCCCTATTTTGAAGAAATTATCTCCTGGAAGAACTTTTGTGCCTGCTCGCGGTTCTCCGGGCTGTTCCAGAAGTGATTGCATCCAGAGGTGTGCGGGATGACAGAGCACCGATACTTCCAGAAGTCGCAGACCGTCCACTGGAACCAGTCCAGCTTCTCCCGACGGAAGCCAAAGGCCTCCGCCACCTGCCGCCCGACGAACACGACGCGACGCCCACGGAAGTACTGCTTGTGGATGTCGGCCGCCTTGCGCGCCTCGCGAATCGGAAAGAAGTCACCCTTTTGATTGGGATCCTTCCCCGGAAAGGTCGTCAGGCAGTTCACTCGGTCGAACGACTTCAAGTACTCGGCCGCCGTCAACCCCGTTAGCGCTGAGAGCTTGTATCCCGCCGAGCTCTTCGGCTTCGGGAACAGTGGAGCCCTCGGGCTCGTCTTCTGTCCCGGTGCCATTCCCACCAGAAGTGTCTTTTGCATTGTTCATGTTCTCCAAGATCTCACGGAGGTCGACCAGCAGCTGAGGCACCGCCCCGTTCTTCTCCGGTCGGTCGTCAATCAGAGTGCCACAGGCCTCGGCGTCGAGGAGGATGGCGGCGGTGGCGATGATGTGCCCAAGGTGGGGGACGGGCGGGTCGGTGTCGGGCGAGAACCACTCGCCTCCTGCCAAGGCGGCGATGTGCCGCTCCAGCGCGCCGAGGTACTCCATCATGGAGATCGGCTTGTCGCGCCAGTTGTACGGCGCGTATTTGATGGCACCGTCGCGACAGGCCATGGCTCCCCAGACCCGGCCGATGTGTGGCAGCAAGTGCAGGGGAACGCGGCTCGTCGCGGCGATGTCCTTTGGGTTCTTCTCCATTTCTGAGGTCTCCTATGCGAAGTAGATCGCCATGTACATGTCGAGGTCGTTCACCTCGCCGTAGCACTTCTCGAAGAACTCGCGCGTCTTGCCGATCTTCTCGAAGTGGTCCGTGGCCTGGTCAGCAAGCGCGCCGTGGTTCATGAATAGGTGGTGCGCGATGATCTGCTGGTACGGGGCGATGACCACGCCCGACACCGTCAGGCGCTCGGTGGCGAGGATTGCGCCCTCGACCACCTTGCCGTCCTCCGTCACATACTCGGCGGGGACGTAGGTCATCTCGACCATCTGGCCCGGCATCATGTTCTCGTACTTCTCCGAGAGCTTCCGGATGGTGTTGCTGGGACCGTCCGTCAGCAGCGGCATGTACTCGTCCGTGAGGGTGAGCATGCTGTAGCTCGGAGTCACGACTTGACTCTCGACAAACATTTCCATTTCTCTTCTCCTGTTCTAGCCGCACTCTCGGCGGCCCGTCTCCATGTCGATGTAGCACGCCTCGCCCTCGATGTTCGACTGGTCGTCGTCATCGGAGCGTAGCACACCGAATCTCTTCCCGCCGGAGTTGAAGGTGGTGCAGCCCTTGGCACCGCCCTCCCAGGCGCGGAAGTAGATCTGCTTGAAGTCCTCCCAGGGCATGTCAGGCGCGACGTTGCAGGTCTTGCTGACCGCGCTGTCCACGAAGCCCTGGGCGACTGTGAGAACGTCCACGTGCTCCTCGGCCGTGACCTGGTCCGAGGTCTTTCCCTCGACGCCGAACACGCGGACACCGTAGTCGTCCACCCGCTCCGTGCGAACACCGTCCGGCATGTGCACCGTGCGATCATAGCCGTAGCTGAAGACCGGCTCGATGCCAGAGGACACGTTGTCCGCCGTCAGCGAGATCGTCCCTGTGGGAGCGATGGACGTGAGGTGGGAGTTGCGTATCCCGTAGCGGCCGATGTCCTCCTGGAGCTCCTCTGGAAGGACCTGGCGGACGTATTCAGAGTCCAGGTAGCGCTCGTCGTACAGCGGGAACGCGCCCTTCTCCTGGGCCAGCTCGACGGAGGCCTGATAGGAGTTGCACGCCAGCGTCTCCAGGACCTGTCCCTCGAACTTGAGAAACTCGATGGAGCCGTACGGCATTCCGAGCGCCTCGGCCGCGTTGGCGAGGGCTGTGACACCCAGTCCCATGCGGCGCTTGGACTTGGCCTCCTTCTCCTGCTCGAACAGCGGGTAGATGGCCCGGTCGACAACGTTGTCCATGGCGCGGACGACCGCGTACACATCCGTGGCAAACAGGTCCCAGTCGAAGGTCCAGCGGGAGTCAGCCCCGACGACGAACACCCGGCCCGTGAATGGCTTGACATACTTGACGAGGTTGAAGGAGCCCAAGAGGCAGGCACCGTACGGTGGGAGGGGCTGCTCGCCGCAGGGATTGGTGGCGGCGATGGTCTCGCAGTACTTGAGATTGTTCATGCGGTTGATCTGGTCGATGAACAGGGTGCCGGGCTCGGCCCAGTCCCACGTGGACCGCATGATCATCTCCCAGAGGTTCTCGGCGTTGATGGACCGATAGGTCTCGCCGCCGAACGTGAGAGGGAAGGGCTCGCCAGATATGACGCACTCCATGAAGCGGTCGGTGATGGCGATGGAGGTGTTGAACCCGGTGAGGTTGTCCTCGTTGTGCTTGGCGCGAATGAACTCCTCGATGTCCGGGTGGTCCACTCGGAGGACGCCCATCTGCGCGCCACGGCGGTGGCCAGAGCTGGCGACGCACTTGCACACGGAGTCGTAGATCTGCATGAAGGAGAGCGGCCCGGAGGACCGCGACTGGAGCTTCTTGATGAGGGCTCCGTTGGGACGGAGGGTGGAGAAGTCGTAGCCGATGCCACCTCCCATCCGCATGGTGGCGGCGGCCTGCTTGGCGCGCTCCATGATGGAGCCGTGGCCGTCTATGAACGAGTCCTCGATGGTGCCTGACACATAGCAGTTGTACGCGGTGACGTTCTTAGTGGATCCCATGGCGGCCTGGACGCGGCCCGCTGGCATGAAGCGCATGTCGAGGAGGATCTCTCGCAGCTCCTTGTAGTGCTCTTCGCCGTCCTTGAGGGCGTTGGCGACACGGCCCATCCCCTCTCTGAAGCTCTCCCCCTCTCCTCTGTACTTCTCCGCGTGAATCTCTTCCGAAATGGCCAGTGTTGGTCCGTGCATTTTGTTCTTCCTTGACAGGTGGTCGAAAGCCACCAGAGTAGTCGGTGGGATCGCGCGGGAAAAGGTCACATTCCCACCACGTCAACTCTTTCGGCGGCCCTCGTGATGGCCGTGTAGAGCCACCTGTTCGCATCCTTCTTGAACGAGCGGCTCTCGTCCATGACCATGACGTGGTCCCACTGGCTGCCCTGGGACTTGTGACACGTCAGACAGTAGCCGAAGTCAAACGACTGGGCCTCTCGGCGCTCGTGCCAGTCCGGCTCCGTCGCCCACACCGTCATCTCCTTGACGTTGGCTTCGTTGTCCTCGGGATACGCTGTGAGGAGGTACGTCTCCCCGGCGTCCTGCGCGTCCGCCGCCGCGATCCAGATCTGGCCGTTGAGCAGGCCCTCCTCGTGGTCATTGGACAGGCAGACGAGCCGGTCGCCGACCACCGGGAGGTCTCCCTCGAAGCCCTTGAACTGGCGGATCCTCTTATTCGCCGCTCGACGCGTCTTGTTGCGGCCGCATATAAGCTGGTCGGCTCGACGTGCGATGTCCTCCATTGGCGTCCCAAATCGGTGCACGGCCGAGTCTCCATAGGAGCCCAGGGGCAGACCTCTGTCCTCGCGGACGCGGGTCGCCATCTCGATGATGGGGTTGTCCTTGGCCTGGCGGTGGATGTCCGTCAGCATCATGTCCGGCTTGGCCTCCGTGAAGAAGCCACCTCCCATGACGGGCGGGAGCTGGGCCGGGTCGCCGAGCACGAGGATGGGGACGTCGAAGGAGAGGAGGTCTTGACCGACCTGCATGTCGACCATCGAACACTCGTCAACGACCAGGAGCGAGCAGCCGTAGAGCTCTGACTCCAGGTTCTTCTGGAACATCATGCCTCGGAGGTTCTCTTCCTCCTCCTTGATCTGCGCCCTGCACTTCAGCACGTCCGACCGCTGGTCTATCTGCGCCTGGGTCAGCGTCTGGCTTAGGTCGCGAACCATGTCAACAAGCTGCTGCTGCAGCCCGTTCAGCCGGGTCTTGGACTTGCTCTTGGGCACGTAGATCAGCTTGTGTATTGTGGTGGCCGGGCAGCCCTTCTCGCTGAGGACCTGGGCCGCCTTGCCAGTGTACGCGGCGAACTTCACTCGGCCCGAGACGCCCTCGGCCAGGTGCTTGGCCAGCGTGGTCTTGCCCGTCCCCGCGTAGCCGAAGAGCCGGAATATGGGGGAGTGGCCGGATGCCAGCCACTCGTCGACCCGGCTCAGGGCCGTGTTCTGTTGGGCTCCCCACTTCATGCGGCGTCCTCGAAGTCTGAGATGTGGAACTCGTGCTTGTCATAGCCGAGCTTCTTGAACGTCTTCGGGTGGACCAGCTCCCTTTCGTCGAACTGAGCCAGGACGGTCTCTCGTCCGGGATGAAGCCAGACAATGGCGGTCTGTCCGACCAGCTGTCTGTACCCAGTCATCAGGCCGATGTATCTCATGTGACGGCGGCGATTGCGGCCGTGCATTGTGTTGCGCCGGAGCTCCAGGCCCTGCGCCTGGTCAACGCGGACGCGCTCTCTTGTGAGCTCGGCCATTCGCCGTCTCCAGCGGGAGCGCTCGGACCGCTCCGGACGGAGCTCGTGGAGCTTGACCTCTCCGGCTCCCAGCATGGCGAGTTCGGGGAGGGAGGTGGAGCCGGGGCGACGCCCAGGCTGGCGGAAGCCACTCGGATTGAGCTGTGCCATGTGGACGACGAACGACGAGAACTCCGTCGGTGACTTCTCGTGGGTGGTGACTATCGGCATGGGTGTTCTCCATTTCTATTGAACTTGGGGAACGGCCCCGGCTGGGGAGGCAAGGCCGGGGCCGCTCTGATCCGTCCTAGGTCAGGGGCAGCGCCCTAGAACGGAATCTCCTCTCCGTCCTCCGAAGAGCCCTCGGCCTTGTCGACCGTGGACAGGTCGGCCTTGGCCTCGCCGCCAGCGACCATGTCATGGAAGCCCTGGCCCATCGCAAAGAGCTCGTCCCGAGGGGTGAGACGGCACTCTTTCGCGGTGTCCCCATCCCACTGGAGTGAGATGTTCTTGAACTTCCTGCCATTGGTCTTGGAGACGTCGTCCTCGGACACAACAGTCCAGCGATGCGCCCAGAGGGGCAGCTTGATCTTGCGTCCGTTGACAGCGACGGTCTGGGAGGTGGCCTTTGTGAAGAACTGACGATACTTCTTCAGCTTCGAGGAGCTGAAGGAGATCACAGCGCGCTCGGCATTGCCGTCTTCGTCGAGCACCAGGACAAACAGGTAGATGGTCTCGATGAGCTCGTGCTTGCCATCGGCCACCTTGATGTCCCGTGTGCTTCCGTCGTTCAGACTGATCGCCTTCTGGACGAACGCGGAGTCCGGCTCGTGGACAGCGACGAGACCGCCACCGTCATCGATCGGGACCCACTCGACGAAGACACGCTGGCGAGCACACGGAATGATCGTCAACGAGTCGTGGATGGTCTCCATGACGTTGTTGAAGAACTGTCCGGCCTTCGCCTTGTTCTCCTCGACCAGCTCCGAGTTGGACTGGAGCAGGTTGATGAACGGGATCGCAAGTTCAGAGCGGTCCGCGTCCTCGTAGCCCGTGGCTCCGGCATAGTCGCCCCATGCCTCGGCCAGGGCCGTCTCTTCCTTCTTTGCAACTGCCTTTGTAGCCATTGCTCTTTCCTTTCGCTTGGTTGCTGGGTGGGGCTAGATCGCCCCTCATCCCGACTTCACTTCGGCTACACGCCTCGTGTAGGCTCCGAACAGCTCCATCGGAATTTCGGTGCCCTCCTCTATGGACTGGTTCACAAAGGAGCGCAGCGTCGCTGACTCCACCTTGCGCTCGAACAGTCCGGGGAAGGCTTTGATTCGTTTGATCCAGGACTTCGCCTGCCGCTCGTTGTCACGACCGACCGTGAAGATGGCGTGGCGCTTGATCAAACCACCGTGCCCGTGCTTCTCCAGCCAGTCGTAGACCGCCTCGCGGTTCTCCTTCTTGGGGGACGCGTGCACAGACGTCCGGATCTTGACCTTGAGGCCGCCAGTGACTGTGACCTCCTCCAGTCCCATGTCCTCGAGGGTGTTGGGAATGGTCTCCTCGGAGTACTTCCGGAGGCGTTCCTTGGCCTCCTTGAGCTTGGCCTCGAGAGCGGCGACCTCCTTCTCGGCCTCCCACATCTCGTTGACCTGTGTCTCGAGGACGGCCTTGGCATTGCTGCCAGCGGCGGGTGGCGCGTCCTGGTGGTCCTCGGCGTACTCGGCCCATGCGCTATCAGTCACAGCTTCTCTCCTTTTCTATGTCCGCGTGGCACCAGTTGGAATAGTTGATGCCGTTCTGCTTCATGCGGAAGTCATTCTGTACGTGAAACTTGAAGGAGGACTCTGTCATGGCCTCTGTCGGCTGGTGATGGACCGCGACGTGGCTCTTTGTCACAAGATTGTAGGCGGTGTGGTCAACTCGCCCCTCGGCCACTGGACAGGCCTCGTACTTCCAATCTCTGTACAACACGCTCTAGACTCCCCTGTGGGCCGCGCCCCTCGTCCTGGACTGAACAGGAGACGAGGGGTCTGGCGTTCCGGTCAGTCTCCCGTCTCCGAAGAGACAGGGTCCTGGGCCGGTCAGAACTACATAGCCTCGTCCGACGCAGAAGTAAACCCCATGTCAACCTGCACAGAGATGTACTTTCCCTGGTGACCGTGCCACTGCAAGAGCTTGACCCTGCCGTTGTTGACATCGGACGCTATCGTGACTGCCATGGAGAGCAGGATGGGGTTGCCAATGCAGATGATGTGGTCGTCGTCGGAGAACTTCTCCAGCTTCACGTAGAGCTCGTCAATGAGGGGCTTCGGATTGAAGGGCTTCGCCGTCGGAGACAGGAGCTCGACCACCTCGCCGAACTCCTCGGCCGGTGCCAGGTCATACTTGGGCACCATCTGCCCGTGCTGCCTGTGTCTCGGCGACTGAACCGCGTACACCGTCATTCGTTGTCTCCCATTATCGTCTCTGCGACTGCCAGCTTCTTCCGGAGGGACTTGACTCGCTTCTCGTCCACCGTGTCAGAGGCGAGCATGTCCCCGTATAGAACGGAGAAGTTCATCTTGCCACGGTGGGTGCGGTCCTCCGACTGCCTGCGCAGTCTGAGTCTGGCGTCATTTGTATAGTACAGGACGTATGGAGCAATGTTGAGAGTGTGTCCCCTCGCCATCGCCTGGATCTGCGGGACCAGGTACTGGGCGTCTCCCTTGAGCCACTCCTGCTTGTTCTGGGCCCTCTCGTCCTCGCTGATGGACCCGTCAAAGCGCACGGCAAACTTGCCCAGGGCAGCGGTGAGCAGGTCGATGTCGCGCGTGAATCGACACCAGACGACCGTCTTGTCCGTCTGCCTTCGCAGCTCGGCGAGCGCGGTCTCCAGGCGCGGGTTCTCCTTGAAGGTGTGGACGCGCTCCACCGGCTCTCCGTTCACGTCCTCCTGGAACGGCAGGTATCCGGCCGTGATCTGGTAGAGGCGGAGCACGTTGACGATGGGGAGCTCGGCGGTCAGCAGGGTCTCGATGTCGGAGCCGTCCGCCCGGACCATGGCCATGAGCTCCTCTCGGATCTGCTCGTACATCTTCCACTGCTCCGGAGACATCTCGAAGCGAACGTGCTGGTAGAGCTTGTCGGGGAGGTCGAGCGCGTCCTTCTTCAGGACCCTTGAGCTGTGTGGCTTGAGGATGCGTTTCAACTCGTCCAGGTTCTGGTATCCGACGCACTGCTGAAACGACTTGTTGGTCACACCGTTGAAGCCCTCCCGCCACACGCCGAAGTAGGTCTTGAACGAGGCCCACGACGCGAAGCCCCGGTCCTTCCAGAACTCCTGGTCGAGGAACTGCATCTGGGGATAGACGTTGAACGGCCCCTCGTCGACCGGAGTTCCCTCCATGATGCGACGCGAGACCGCGTGCCGGGCGATGCCACCCTTGCCACCGCGCCCGACGAGCGTCTTGGTGATCTGCGAGGTGGGCGACTGGATGCAGGAGGCCTCGTCCAGGATGAACGCGCACCGTCGCTCACGGAGCATCTTCTCCAGGAACAGCTTGCCACCGATCCACCCGGACGCCTTGTTCTTCTTGGTCTTGGCGGAGTCGTAGGACATCGTCAGCACGACGAACTTCTTCGAGTAGAAGAGGTCACGCATCTTCTTCTGGTGCGACTTGTTCCCGGCCTTGCCGCCGTGGTACCAGGCCGCGTCGATCTGGTCGTGCCACTCGGGAGGGACGAGCGGCTGGTTGAACGGATTGTTCGGGTCGCCCTTCTTGAAGCCCTCCTCGACCCAGTCCCGGTGGACACCGTTGGGCGCGAGGACGATCAGAGTGTCAATGATGCCCGCCTGCCACTGCGTGAGGGCGAAGTCGTAGCCCGCCTTCATCTTGCCGGTGCCCTGCTCCCAGAAGATGGCTCGCCAGGGCTTGTCCCAGTGCTGGTCGAGCTCCTCCTCCTGGTGATTGAAGGGCGGCATTGTGTGGGGATAGTGTTCCATTCTGCTTCTCCGTTTCTAGAGCCCAGCATAGCCCAAGGGAGGGAGCGGGCCAAGTTCAGCGTGGCGGACCTGACGGACCTGATGGGTGTCCTCCGTCAGGTCCGAGATTGTCAAGCAATAACAATACAGTACCTGATAGACCTGATGGACCTGATAAAATAGTATAGAATATAAAAACTGCGAAAGTCCAGCGGACCCGAAACTGACCGGTCCGTCAGGTCCATCAGGTCCGCTCCTGGGCTTCTCACGCAATGTCAGTGGCTTGGACGAGTTTCCTAAAAGGTACTTTATCAGGTCCCGTCAGGTCCGCTCGGACTTCGAGTCAGGTCCGGCGGCCCGCCAGTCGCGACCTCGGAGCGTTATGATGGTCCGCTTGCCGTTCGGATATGTCACAATGTGGGACGCCGAGTGGCTGCTTGGACCGTTCATGTATGGCAGGTCGACCGCGCAGGATCCCGCCGAGTAGACCCCGTCCAGGATGGCGGCGGAGTGGTCGTGACCCTTGTTTACACGAGCGCCCAGGCGGGACAGGTTGGCGGTGGTTCCCCGGCTTCCGTTCGGACCCTCGTCGCCGTGGAGGCCGCACTCGATCCCGAGGATCTGGTACGACTCGTTGCGCTCCAGGAACCGGACCTGCCTGGAGACCCCGGCGTGCTGCAGGGACCACTTGTGGAAGTCCCAGGGAGCTCCCATCTTGTACGCTCGGATCCGAGCGAGCTGCGCCTCCAGGAAGTACTCCGCGTTGAGCAGGTCCTTGCGATAGTCGGCCTCGTCCAGCCAGCGTTCCCCGTGCCTGTCGTGGTTCGAGTTGACGACCACCATCTCGCAGAACTCTCGGTGGGCCATGTCGGCGACGGCCTTGGTCTGGTTGACCTCGTCCTCGACGGAGTCCTCCCCGCCGAGGAACTTCTGATACATCACGCCGAAGCTCTTCATGTCGTGGTGGCCGCGCGACCGGAACGACAGCAGGTCGTGCATGATCTGCTTCTTTGGCCGGAGCACGTCTATGATGCCGCCCTCGCCCCAGTTGGCGATCTTCACGTCTTCGTCGATCTCGGAGGCGTGCACGTCGCCCCAGTTGACGGCTGCCACCTGCGTGACAGGAGTGACCCTGTCCGGCTCCACAAAGACCACCTGCTCGGCGCAGTCGTAGAACCGGCCCCTCGCGTCAGCGTTGAGCTGCCTGACCCACCAGCGTCCGTCTGAGAGGACCTCCACGATCAGCGCGCCATAGGTGTGGTGGAACTCTGCCTTCAGGCCCGTCTTCTTGGCTATGTAGTTGCGCTGGGTCACGCAGCCGGTGGTGTAGTTGAACTTTGCCGGCTCATAGCGCGCCGTGGCGACTGACTCCATCGCAATCTTGGAGTGGGGGAAGATGCCCGAGTCAGAGCCGGTGTAGGTCTGAAGCCCGGACAGGGGTCGCGCGGCGGTCGGCAGGATGTTCATCTCCGCGCACCAGAGCAGGCCTGGGGCCAGTTGCCACCGGCCGGAGCTGTCCATGGCGTCGTCGCAGATGTACGGGTCGAGCTCCCGGTCCCACCAGGCCTTGTCCTTGTCGTCGGAGGTCGGCCCCTTGCCAGGCTTCACCGACTTGGCGGAGGAGTAGGATGCCTTGTTGTACGTGAATCGGGACACCATCAGCTCCGCGCCGAGGTGGTTGGCGTACGTGACGAGCGAGTCCCAGAACCGCTTGTGCAGTTTGGTGTTGTTCTGAGCGCATGTGAGAATGTACCGGGCCACCTCGCCCTCGGGAGGCAGCTCCTTCTCCTGCGGTGGCAGGTAGTGCACCCGGCCCGTGGCGACCGGCGTGTCTCCGATCCCCGCGTTCTTCAGGTGCTTGTAGACTGTCTTGGGGTTGATCCCGAGCTCTCTGGCGACGGCGGCCTTGCTGCCAAGGCGATGCCACGCCTCCAGAACCTGTTCCTTCAGCTGTGACATGACATTGTCTCCTGGGCTACTGCTTCGTGAGTTCCTTGAAGCCGATCCACAGGGCGGCCAGAAGTCCGGCCGTGAGAGTGGACACTATGACCATGAGGCCACGCTTCTGCACACTTTCGACAGACTGGCGCCAGTCACGCAGGTGCTGCATGTCCTTCTGGACCTCGATCGGATCGGAGGGGTCCACGCCAATCTTGATGAGGGCCTCGTTGACGGCCTCTTCCATTATCTCTTTCAACTGCGCCTCTGTGAGGTGTATGACCCGATCGTCACTCATTGTCCAAGTTCCCGCCGATAGTAGTCGAGCTGAGAGTCCGCCTGCTTGACGTAGCGGAGGACCTCGGCCAGGTTGTTTGACAGATTTTGATACTGCCGAGGTGTCAGGGCCATCACGACCCCGCCCTCGGTTCGAACTATGATCCACTTGACGTCGACGAGGTCAATTGGCGTTGGCTTGGGAAGCGTCTGTGTCTTGGGCGTCTTCACCTGGACACTCTGGATGACCGACCGCTCCGGAGGCACACTCGAGCAAGCGCCCAAGACGAGCAGAGCCACGATTGACAAGCCTCTCAATAGACTCCGGACGGGCTCCTGCGAGAGCGTCAAGATCGTGCTCTCCAAAAAGCCTCCGCAACCTGTCAGCCTCTGCGCGAGCATCTGCCTCGACCTCTCTCTGTCTCTCCAGTTCCAGGCGGAGCCTCTCGGCACCGGCCTCCCACATGTCGATCGCGTCTACTTGCGCCGCGATCGTGATCCTCTGCGACTCGAGGTCTTTTTCGAGGATGACTTTTTCTTGCTTGATCCGGGCATTTTCGTTCACCAGTCCTGTGTAGTGGATGTAACCTGCACTGATGATACCCAAGATGGCGACGGCTGCCAAGCCAATCGCCACCTTTCGCCAGTTCTTTAGAAGCCAGATCACGATTGTGCCAGCCCAACAGCTCTCCAACCATTAGGAGAGATCACGGTTGAAACGCTCGTTTTGGCAGCTTGATCCCAAACATCAAAGCTGGCTGTCGAATCACCGAAATTACCAGTGGTGAAACCCTGATAGAACAGAAGACCGTTGTAGATGGTGTCATCTCCTCCGTTATAGATTCCAAATTCTGGTTGGAAAATAGCTATCAATACAGATCCGTCGACTGGCAGTTCAGCAAGATCAGTGTACACTGGAATGCCTCCAACCATCTGCACTTCATTGACAATGGTGTCTCCGTCGCCGTTCACGTTGACAGTGGCACTCTCCGCGTCGACGGTGGTCGAGCCACCGCCAGTCACTGTGATTTCAACCAT